TTTTTGCACCTGTAGCTTTCATGATAGCCTTCAGAGCTTCTTCAAAGTTCAAGGAATCCTTTCCGCCATTAGGATGTTTCTCCCACCAGTCAGGGTCAATCCAACGCATTGCCTTGTCATACCAAGACTGGTCGATGGAGGGGCTATTTTTTGCGAAAGGGGTAGAGCTTTTGCCCTACCCTTTTTTATTATTGTAATAACAACTGCTGTTTTATGCCTAACCTTTTTGCCTCTTTGCTAAAGAAATCTACTTTACGTTTTACTTTTTCTTTAAACTTCTCGAACAATGCAATTAAAGCTTCTTGCTCGGTATCAAAAAGCTCTTCTTCTCTAATTGTATGCTGTTTAGTTCGTTCACAATAGTCGGGTTTGTATTTATAATCTATCCACCAACCAGAAGGGTTAAGCTCATTTCCCTCGAACCAAGATACGTTGCAGCATCCCTTTATAATACAGCGTTGCGGATGTTCAAACCAACTATCTATATACCAAGCAATATCACCATTCTTATATTTTGGAATGGGTCTTTCCTCTTTATTTGTATATTTATACTTTTCCATATACTACTTTTTATTAATGTATCTCATTCTCGTTATTATCCGCAAAGGATATATGACATACTAATCTTGTTGATGTGGAGATATAATACTTAGTCCAAAATGGGTGCAGGAATGCAGATGAATCTGTCTGTGATGGAGACTTGAAGAATCTCCACAAACGGCGCATATACCAAACTTGCAAATTACGGCATTCCCGATATGGTCGCCAAGTTTCTGCAAATCTGCAAAAAATGTTATCTGGACGTCTTTTACTGGTAGTACCTTGCATACCGCGCAATTCGATGGTTCTGTCAATACTGACTATTCCGCCATTATTAGTAGGCGCAAATAAGTTCATACCGGAACCAACAAATAGATTGAAGGTCATACCATTATCGTAGGAAATCAGCTTTGTATTGTGAATATCTACGTTATCTTCTTGTTCCCATATATAGTTTAATGCATCTCGCAGTGAATCCAAATCTACACCTCCCACACGAACCATCGTGAGAACGGTATCTTCTTTATTTTCCATACGCTACTTCTTTTTAGTTAAACTTATCGCCTTTGTGATTCTGTGGTCGAATGGTAAGGCATTCCGACACATCTTTCTTTTATCGTAAGATGCCCATGCAAGCAACCACTTGACATTATACCCTTTCTTTTTGTACTTCTCTTCTAAATCGAGGAAAGTACATTTATGCTTCATTATCTTCTTTGCCAATCTAATCTTCATACGCTATAATTGCTTTAATTTATTGAATATCTCGGAAAAACGGTGCATGTAATCAAAGTTGACGCTTTCACCATACTCACACACCATTCTGTTATATAGCCAACGTAGATGCTCCGCATCCTCGTGGAATTCTTTAATATCTTGTTCATCTAAGACTATTTGTTTCTTCATATGCTATTTCTCTTTTCCGTAATACTTTTTTGATAATCCATTGAATCGTTCGTAGTTCGGCAGCTTTGGAGAGATTTCAAACTTCATCGTTGTAACATCATATCCTTACCCTTTCACATAGTTGATTACGTGCTCCTGGGCTTGCTCATGCAAGTTGTCAAAAGCGTCTTCAATAACTTTAGCTGTCTGATCGCCATTAAGGTTCTCCAGCATTTCGCTTACTACATCTATCTGCTGGTCTGTTGCTAAAGAGCAAAACTTGTCAATAAGAAAACTCTTCTGTGCTTGGACGAGTATATCATCGAATAAATCCGATACATCTACACTAACTTTATAATATGCCATAATTTGAAATCTTAAATGTAATTAGTTGTACCATACATCATTTGGCATAAGAGCCAATTTCCATCCATACTCTAGTTCATACCTTAATATTTCAAGGTCGTGACTCGTTACAGATGAAAGACCTACAAACTTATTTTCGTACTCCATATCCAAACAATTTAGTTACCATACTTATAACGCAGATAATTAGCTTCTGAGCCAAAATAAAGCTCGGTATCGCTCATATTTGCCTCCATCAAGTCTTTCTCAACATCTTTATAAGAAGGCACGCAATCCTTAACTCTTTTGCAGAACAAAGGATATTTTGAAGAAACGTCTTCTCCGTCTTCATCATAGATATTTATCTTATCTACATTGTAATATGGATAAAAGGAAATATTTCCATTTGAATGGATAACCTTTCGACTCTTAACAGACACCACGATTTCGGCAGGTTTGTCAATAGCATCAAACTCGCAAGAAAAATCATCAAGCTGCGCCTCAAAAGCCGCATCATTAATCTTTTCAGATAAGTTTTCAAAAAACTTTTTCATTTTCTCATTACAGTTTTTAAGGTGTGTCTCACCTTTTTTAATTAGTAACCTTGTTTCTTAATTACGATGCAAAGATACAAAGAATATTCGAAATATGCAAATTATTTAATGTGTTTCTTTTAGTATTTAACATACTATAATAATACGGACAGATAATTTGCTGACGTTAACACAAAAATCCCCACCACTACATTATTATATATAGTGATGAGGTAAAGCACTCAAAGGTATTTTGTCTTTGGGCTACTTTTCTTCCTTATCTTTAATTTCAACGAAATCACCAATACCCAAACGTGCCTTGTTGATGCAAGACGCAATCCAACCAATCAAGTAGGCAGAAGGCTCGCCTCCGTGTTCCATACCAATAGCATCCTCGATGGCATCGCAGGCATGAGAAGCTTCATGGCAACAAATCCCCATCCTCATAGAATCCTTGCTTGCAAAATTAATAAATGAACAAAGCTTCTTATTCGACTTTTCCCTAACTTCATCGTAGGTTATTGCGTTAGAATTAGAGAAATCAACCTTCAAAACCTCACCTTTTCTACCTTCAAAACACTTGTTAGCGTCCTCTTGGTTCATTCCAATAGCGACACATAACATTCTTGGATAGATAACAGGGTCGTATTCGTAATATCCTTTCTTCTTCATATCTCATCGTTTTTATGTTTTCCCCATCCATGCCTCGAAAAAGCATACCAAGTATCACAAATATCAAGAGCGAGAATGTAGCCTTGGTCAATACAAAAATCGCTATCAAAGCCTTCGATATGAACATACATCAATGCTATAGTATCATAAGGAACGCTACGACCTTCAAGACAAGGGTTTTTAAAATTCTTAGTCTTGTATAAACTTGTAACAATTGGCACTTGAAGAACGTCTGAAATATTCTCAGTGCTAATCTCTATCGACTTCTTAAACTTCTTCATATTCTCAACTATTTAAATTTCTCAAAGTAGAACTCAATTTGTCTATCAAAGTGCTCTTCGATTAAACCATAAGCAAGCGACATCTTTACTTGAAAAGAAGCCTTACCATTAAGCAATCCTTTAGCCTGTCTAGTAATCTCTGAGCGAAATTGTTCCAAACTCATATCACGCTTACGAAGATTACAAGACCTGCAAGATGGCATATAGTTCTCCATACTGTCATCGCCATGAAAAACGACAAACCTTCCCTCCTTGTCGCTCCACCGAGAGTAACAACCTCGATTCTTCGGAACAAGATGGTCAACCTGCATATCCTTATACTCTATACTCTTACCGCAATAAGCACAATGCCCATCGTATTTGCGATATATTTTAAGTCTATCTTCTTTTTTCATAATCGTTAATTATGTAACCTACCAATATGCCACTTTGAGCAAACCTTGCATAAGTAAGTATGCCAACCGAGTGTCTTTAACTTCGGATTCTGGTTCAAAAATTCCCAAGCATCATCCTCGGTCTCATAAGCAACCTTCGCCTTCCAAGATTGACCTTTTCTAACCCAATGCTCAGGATCTGGATGCAAATGACAAGGAATATATTTATTTCTTTTCTTCATAACTTCTTCAGAAATTTAAGTTGAAACCCTTCTGCCTTTTTTATTCCTGGGTATAGTTCCGTCAGAACCTCCCACACTCTTGTCTTGTGCCGATGCCACATAGTTACCGGATGCACACGTTCACCACTTGGTAATACATAGAAATCAGCCTTAATGGTATCAATATGTTCATAGTTTGCAGCTTTATATATAGTTCCCTTGTTACCTATGGACGTATCGGCGTAAGATATAAGATACTTGATTTCCTTATGCGTTGCCCTAATATACTTGTGCAAGAGAGAAAGGCAAATGGTTTCGCTATACTTTGGCATATCATCAGACAACCACATTCGGTCAAATTCCCTCACTTGATGGTAATCCAACACTTCGCCCTTTTCAGTCTTGATATGCGGTCGAATTCCATACCCAATTTGCATAGCACCCCTAATCTTGCCTTTGTACAATACCAAAAGATTCAAGCAACTATTCTTCGTTACCTTGTGTGAAAAGTGATGAGGAACTATGATTGCATCAGCTTGCGCCTTATCGCACTCTCGCTGTTAAAGATAGGATTTTTACCTTTCACCGCACACACAGCGACCTCTCTTGCGTTTGTGAGATAGTTTGTCTTACTATTTATTGGAACAGGATTTGTTTTTATCCATTCTATAAATCTAATTTGTTTAAATCCGACTTTAATCATCGCATCCTTTACGACCCCAATCTTCCACAAATCATAGAAACAAACTATATATCCACCATCTTTCAAGCACCTGTAGGATTCTTTTATCATAGAGCCTATATCAAATGCTTTCTGTTTATCCCAGTCTCCAAAGTCAATAGATATGCGGAATCTATCAGTATCTTTACCAGTAGGAGCGGACTTTGCATAATTGGAATTCCTTGAAATTTCATATGGAGGGTCTGTGAGTATAAGCGAGACAGATTTGTCATCAATCTTGCTCATACCATCCAGACAATCAACTTGATAAATCTTATCTATCTCCAGCATATCCAAACATATCTTTTTGATTAAACATTTCTTCTTTGATTCTTTTTTGTGCTACCTTGAAATATTCCCCGTCTAACTCAAATCCAAGGAAATTCCTGTTTGTTCGCATACAAGCCAAAGCAGTACTTGCTGAACCCATAAAACCATCAAATACCAAATCTCCTTCGTCCGATGATTTCAAGATGCATTGCATAAGCAAGGGAATTGGTTTCTCATTCTGATGTACCAATTTATCAGATGGAACTCTATCAAAGTCCCATACGTCCTCCAAACGCTTTCCGTTTATGGTTCGTCTGCCTTTATTCAAGTACAGGATTGGCTCGTAACATTGCCCATATTGCGCCTCTAAATCTCCAGCCGTATGGTTGTTCTTTCGCCAAATGAGCACATTCTTAATGGTAAACCCTGCGTTCCTCGCTTGTTGCATAAAAAAGTCCAATGTTTTGGCACTACAGAAGATATAAGCAGCACTATCATCCTTCAAAATCCGGTAGCATTCGCTCATATAATCAATAATCAATTGCTCATTATCGTCATTGAGTATTTCCTTCGAAAAGCGATGGTCGTCTGCTCTCCATCCGGTCTTATAGGAGATACAATATGGTGGGTCAGTAACAATTAAATCTACTTTCCTGGTCTCTATTTGTTTCATTCCTTCTATACAGTCGGAATTGTATATTCTATCAAATTTAAGCATGTCAAATCTCTTTTGTAGCGTTAACATAAGCTTCGTGAGCCTCTTCTTGCGTACCAAAGCATCCGATATAAGTTTTCTTCTTACCTACCTGGTACTGAGCTTGCCATTTTCTTACACTCTTATTCCAAGTAACACCCAAGTATTCGGAAGAGGTTTTCTTTGCTATAGCAGAATAAATCACATTGTATCTTGCGGTACAATACTCCAAGTTATCTACGTTATTATTCGTCTTGTCGAAATCCTTATGATTCACCATTGGTAATGCATCTGGATTCTCCAAGAATGCCTGCGCTACCAAACGATGAACATAGAACATCTTTCGCTTTCCGTTTTTGTAAAGCCATACCTTCAAATAACCTTTTGGTGTCTTGCAAGGTGCGATTTCCTTTAATTGAGACGTTCTCCCAATAGTAAAGACATGTCCCAGCTTGCTAACATAATACCTTTCGTAATTCTTTATAGGCTTAATATCACCAAGAAACCTTGTTATACATTTATCTTTCATTGTTACCTCCTTTTTCAAAGAAACCTGAATATATGGCTTGCGCCTCCTTAGTGTCTAGTAAATCAATATCATCATAAAACCTTCTGTACACAACGCCCAGCTTTTCGTCATTTCCTGCTTCTCTTGCCATAGCTATTTGCTGACATGATTCCATTAGAAATGCACTAATCTTCTCGTAACTTTGCATCTGTGTCTTCTTTAGCATATCCATGCTTACAAAGGTTTTGTAGTGGATGATACGCTTTTCTTGCTCGTATTCTGTGAGTATAAGCCCTTCCGGAATAGCAAACACCACCCTTTTTGTCTTGTCGTCACTATAAAGCTGAACCGCACCTGTAAACGATGTATATATCTTTTGTAATATCTTTGCTATCGGCAAATCCTTTTTCAAATACCTTTCTGCATATCTCTTCAGAAAATGAACGCTCATAGCAAAACAATCCTCGCTATACCCCTCATTTCTGCTCATAGGAATATACTCGTTAGTTTCCTTCAGATAAATGAACACACCGGAAGCAAATACATCGCCATGTTTTACACCTACAACGATAAAATAATCGGCATTCGGTGTAGCAAACTCAAAGGTCTTTGTTATTTGTCTTACGTTCTGCTTTCTCATTTCACGTTTAAGCTCATTAGCTTTTCGCATCTGAAACTCATAGATTCTAGCTTCATCTAAGTTTCGTACTCTACGCATCTCACCCGAAGTCATACTTGCTGTTATCATGCGCATTCCTCCTTTTTAATCTTTGACAACCAACAATCCCAGATTCTCGCAGCTACATTCGCCATCATAACCGGAGGAACGCACATTCCGCAAGCAAACCAAGGCTTCATGCCATTAAAGTCATAATCCATCGGGAATGTTGATGCTAAAATCGTATCATGCGCTGAAATATAACTTGGATTATCAAAATACAAAAGCCGATCTTCCATTGCTGATATAGTATTGCATACTTTATCCTTTTTAAGAAACATATTATTGAACATAGAAAGACGATTATCCATCCGTTTGACAATATCACCGATAGAATTGTCTTTCTCGTTTCTATGCTCCCAATACTTCATCACTCCTTTTGGAATCTGTCTTCCACTATAGTCCGAAAACTCATCCAAGACAATTTCTTTCTCGTTGAAGTCCATATCTATCTTAGGCACTCGCTCGAACAAATCCTTCTGAACCATAAACGGCTTGCAAAGGTCTTTGCGTAATCCTAGAAAGAACACCCTAGGTCGATTCTGAGGAACACCCATATTACGTGCATTAAGCAACCAATGCTGCAAGATATATCCGGCATTATCCATCTGCCTGTAAATCTCTTTCACGTACTCGATAGCTTCACCTTGCAACAAACCTTGGACATTCTCAAAAACCACCACCTTTGGCTTTAGTTCTTTAGCGAGGTCAATTGAATAAAAAGCTAAATCGTCAAGCCTTTGTGCCTTCTGACCTTCTCGGAATACGTTTTCCTTTCCCCAAGCCTTTTGGCGGTCACCTGCAATGCTGAATACCGAACAAGGGAAACTAGCATCCAATATATCTAAATTATGCAACTCTTCTTTCATAATATGCCCCCCCATATTGATATTGGCAATCAACTCACGAATATCACAGTTGAAAGCGTACTTGACATCGTGATTCTTCAAGTACATCTTCATAACCTTTGGGTCTATCTCGTTACAGGCTACGACATCGTAGCCAGCTAGTAGGTATCCGAAGGAACTGCCTCCTCCACAGCAAAAGCAAGACATCACCTTACCTTTGTTTCTTTTGAATTCCACATCTTTTATCCTCCATTTATATGAGAACTGGTGGTTTAATCTATCTCTTTCCATACATAACCTCCTGCTGAAAATATATTTTTCCATCTTTTGCCTTTTTTGTATACAAAAGTTCCTCCATTACAACATTCTCTTATATGGCTATGTTGTATACCTGTAATTCTGCTAGCAATATAAGCATTTTCATAAGTTGCTAACAACACACCATTTAAATCATATTGCTGGACTCGTTTCCCTGGAGTTTTATAGCATCTATCTCTAATAGTTCCATAATTCATATTGTACATTTGCGTACACCATTCTAAATTCCAAACTTCGGAATTTGCAGGGTTTTCATCTCTATGATTAACAAATGGTAAATTATTTGGATTAGGGATAAATGCCATTGCAACAAGTCTGTGAACTCTTACTCTATGATACTTTTCTCCGGCACGAGAAAGGTTGACACAAGGATAGCCCTTTTCATTTAACCCGTTTTTCAATATTCTACCTTGGCAACCTTTTCTTGGATAGCCTTTCACTCTACCAAAAGTTGATACCATATACAGACCTTCGTACCCAACAACATCACGCCATAGTTCTGTACTTCTTGGATATACGATTTTTAGAGTATCAACGTTCGTAACAAACTCTTCGTCTTTTACGTATTTTTTTCTAATTATCTTGTGCTCGTTTTTATACATTTATCTACCATAAAAAACAATCGTTAATAAAAACCGATGTATAAAAATAACCACAAGTAATATGGTTGTAAAAAAGGGACTCTAACCCTTGAATTTAGATTCTGTTTTCTTCGGCAATGCGTCTTAAATAATCATCCGCAGTGTTATCGTCTATTTTCGACTTAAGAGACATTCCTGTGTTATATCCTATCATTAAGGACACATTCTTGCTCTTTTTCTTGTTCTTTCCATATCCCAAGCTAAAAATCTTTCCTAGCCAAGTTATACCAACAAAGCCATCTGATACAACTATTGTCGGCAACAAAGCAAATACTTTATATATCATCGCTATCTAATTGAGAGTTAAAAATATATCTATTCTGATTCAACCAAAGCTCCACGTAGTCAGCCTTGATTTTCAGAAATTCTTCGTATGTGTAGCATTTCTGCTGCTTACCACCTTTGTTCCAATAATAGGCAACTCCTCCCAAAGAAAAGAAGTCTATCAAGTCTATTTCCTTTCGCTCCGGTTCTTCACGCTTTTTCCTTTGCCTATATCTACTTACAGCAAGCAATATGAGACAAACGCAAAGCAACATGGAAACAAGTATCTCGAATATTAACCTTACGTCTTGCATCTTATTTTAAACACAAAAACACGGAACTACCGATTGCAAAGCCAAAGGAATAGTGACTCGGACTGCCTTTCGGTATAGTCCATCGGGTTTCGTGTCTCTAATATCTTATTCAATATCTTAAATCGCCATTTTATCCTTTTTTGTTCTGCGCTTGCAAAGATAAACAATATTTTGCTAACTTGCAAACGTTTTAGTGCTTTTAATACTTTATTTGCATTATTTTAAACTTATCCTTTTTTGAAGTTCATTCCAAACTCTTCTTCCGTTACCTCATACATTACATCACCACATGCTACTCTTTGCTTGTCTTTTGCCATCAGTAGCAAGTTCCTATAAGGTATTTCTCTCACGACCTCTTGGTACGACAAATGCAGACTATCCATAAAAGATGCAATCTTGCCTAAGAGTGTATCGTTTCCTATGGTCGTGGTTTTGCTATCATCCTTGCCGCACTCTTCGCCAAAATTGATAGCTTCTGAAAATCCTTTATTGAAATTAGAGAATAAGCCTTTTGCAAGCCATTGACAACATCTTCTAGTTTTCCTTTAGATAATTCATCACTAATGGATTCATCGCCTTGTATAAACACAGATAATGCCTTGCAAGCGTCACCTAAATCTTTCATCATCCATAAGATTTCCCCTGGCGATTTGCCTTCCTCAAAACTGTCAAGGTATTTAGCCGCCTTTACCAATTTTATAATAGTTGGCGGTGAAATACAATAAGTCTTTCCATTCACCATTGTTGTTACGGAATCCTTCCCAAGAATAGCATCCGCAACTAATTTACTTGCCTTACTCATAGTTCTTAATATAAAAAAAGGGAACGGCAGTAATACCATCCCCCTCTATCATTTGTCGTTTATACCTTATTCCTGTTTCTGAACTGCAGAACCTTCCCATTGGTACTCGCCAGCCACACCATCGGTATCACTTTCCATGGCAACGGCAGAAATACCCAAAGTGATATTCTTGTCCTGCTGGTCTCCCTTGGCTACGATAGCCGCATTTGAGAAAACGATGTAGTTTCCTGTCTTGGTCTGAGCAACAACACACTTGTTGATGTTTTCCAAATCTTGACTAGAAGACCAACCTGCTGCGTTCGCCTCCGTTGTAGTCACTGCTCCGGTTGAATCGTACATCTTACCACCTTGAAGGTCAACCTTGTTCTTCCATGAGAAGACACCAATAGAGAATGTAATAGTCTTAGCACCCTCATCGGTCTTGTCACGATAGTAAACCTGTCCGTTCAGCTCGTTCTTGTACTCGGTAACACTAGGGTCATCCTGAGAATATCCCCATGTTCCCTCATGGCTGTTCAAGACCTCTGTAGCGGTTTTCAACCATGTAGCCAACTTATCAGGTGTATTTGCCTCGGTAAGAGGAGCACCATACCAAATTCTCTTGATTCCAATAAATGGTTTCATCTTATCTTACGTTTAATGTTTCAAAATCAATAGTAATGTTTGCGTAATGGCAACTCAACCTACTCTCTTGCTCTATGCCGTGGGAGCGGATAGAATAACGATACCATACATCCTCTGCTTTTCCGACTTCATTGTCGGACAGAATTTCAATAGCCTTCTTTAAAAGCTCGTTCAACTGAGGATTAGCCTCGTCCTCTATATCTTTGAGCAATATATTTACCTCTATAGTACAATCATTGAAATATGTCTTGTCTGCACTCATACGCTTAGGGATGATGACTATCATGCCATCATCGGGAATCTTCTCACCGACCATAGGTTCTTCCCCATCAAGTCCACCCTTTTTCAGATGTCCTTTCAGTCTTCGTTCCATTCCCATAAGCTCCAAGTCATCATAGATTACATGACCTGCATCTATTTCTGTTATCATCGCATATCCTCGATTTCTTTCTTGATATACTGAATACCCGAATCTATAACATCATATCCCCTAGAGGAAACATCTGACGCATATTCCGCTTTGTTGCCAAGGGTCAAGGTGTGGTCATGTACTTTACTATAGTTAGACCTTCTGAGATTACCTGTGCGGTTTCGGTAGTTTCCGTTAGTCTTATCAAGCTCAACGGCTGTTTTACCTAACCTGTCAAGAAACTCATCAACTTCCCTTTCTCCCTGCGCAAAGAAAGCGTCTAGCTCATCCTTTATAACATCAGACATAGATACTCATATAACCAAGATAATTGCACTTAGGGGCATTATAGACCTTTCCACCTCCTCGGTAGCTTCCATCATCGGAATAGACCTTGACTTCATCACCTTCGGAAATCTGGCACTTGTCACAAACAATGTGATATTTCGGTGTATATATGCTACCATTATCGGTAGTGAAATGCTCGGTAGAGTTGTCATCGCATCGACAACGCCCCATTTCTTTCCATTCCTCAGAAGAGCTAATGACCTCGTTGTACTTGTTGACAACCTTATTCACGAACTTCTTCTTTAATATATGAGGGGAATATAACATAACCTAGACATTTACCAAATATCAGACTTATCCGTGATAGTGGAAAGCCCTAAAGCTGCCACCACTTCATTATCCGGAGCAACACCATATTTTCGGCAAAGCCACATATAGTATTGTCCTATCCTAGAGTAGTCCCAAGAGACAGAGAATCCATTTTCGTTCACATTGCTCATATATGGAGCAAGCATAAGTTCCTCGATTACGGAAATCATCGCCTTGCCTACAACCTGCGAATTATCAGACGTATATTCTTCGTCAAGGTCTATACCTGACGAAATATCTTCCAATTGGGCATCGGTAATATTCCAAGCACGCAACTTCTGCGAAATGTATTCTCTTATCTTCATGTGACATCATTATTTCTGAGCCTGACTCATAGCCTCAGCGATTTTCTTTGCAGCCTCCTGCTCGCTCTTTGCTTTTTCGTCAAGTTCCTTTTCTACATTCTCCTTTTCAGAAGTCTCTTCGGTTGACTCGGTAGCATCCTTTTTGGTGGTTTTCTCCTTTTTAGGCTTGCTCTCCTTCTTTTCCTTCAAGACTTCCTTCTTAGGTGTCTCTTCTGATTTTTTTTCTTCTTCCTTTACGGTATTTCCCTTTCCATCATTCAAGACTTCCTTTTTAGGAGTATCTTTAATTTCCTTATCGTCTTCTGGAGATGCAGAATGATTATCATCCTGCACCTCCAACATCTTGCAAAGCTTACGTTCGATAAGGGAGTTCATACGTTCTTCGTCAAAGTCCAAGATTGCACCAACTTCATAGATGGTGTTAAAATGGAACTTATCACGGAACGGACTAATTACCTCACCTCTCATAAGCCTAACCTACCGCTTGTGTTGAGTCCAAAGAGTAGATGGCATCAACGTTATTCAAGATAGGAACAACCATTGCTTGTGAGCTAGTGAACTCACGGAGTGGGTCGTTAGTAGAATAACGGCTAGCCAAGATATACTCATCGGCTGACTGATAAGTAACACCTGCAACTGGTCTTGTAGCTTCGGCTACGTTAGTCCAGAACAAATCACCAAGGTTATCATAGCATGTAAAGGTCATGTGACCCTTAGCCCAAGGATTGTGTGTTCCCTTCTTGCCATTAAGCTCGGTCTTGATTGTACGGGCTACACGTACCAAGTTGGTCTGCCACTTATTTCTAAAGATAGACGCAATCTGCTCAAAGCTCAAAATAGGAATATTGCTATTACTATTAATTGCAATGCCTTGATTGAAGGCAAACTGAGCACGAACCTGCTTGTTCTTGCCAAGCAATTTGATTGTGTAATCATCAAGGTAACAAGTAGTGATGGTGTTTTGGTCTTCCATCGCCTTGTCGTAAACCAATTGAATATCATCAAGTGGGGTTGCGTCCTCTGCATCCCAAGCCTTAGCACCGTGACCAAACTTATTTTTCTCGGCAAAACCTACATCAACTCGGACACCAGTACCACCGGAACGAGTTGCCAAAGCTACACCTGTTGACAGCTCACTGAGGAACATATCTTCAATACGCTCGTAAACCGCCTGAATACAACGAGGAAGGTCTGCAAACAAGTTACGCAAAATCTGTGGTTGAGGCAAACGTTGCGCAATCATGTTATCCAAATCCTTAAGCTGCTTCTCTGTCATGTAAAGCTTCATACCAACCTTTGGGATTTGCCCCTCAGCGGTTGAAACCTTATCACGGCTCTTCAATGGGAGTTCTGCATCCATTGATACAACGTCAGCAGCAACTCGTGTATATTCCGCAGTAATTGATGCCCAGCGTCCGTCCTGACTATATGTGTTAGTCAAGTGGTCTCGGTACATATAGGTCAATGTGGTCTGATTCTTGCCGTTCAACTTCTCTACTACACTTGCAACAAGTTGTGGGAAGTATTTATTGACCAACTGAAAATAAAGTGATTTTTCCATCTGTTATCCTCCTTCTTTTAGTCTTTATCCATAGTTGCATCAGACTCATCGAACTTGTTAGCATCCTCATCGCTAACCAAAGCAATCTTTGGCATAGCTGTAAGGAACGCATCCGGATAGTCTGCACCATTCGCAGCCTTAGCTGCTACCTTGTTTACTTGTCCAGCAGTCATAATTGCCGCTGGCTCACCGTTCAGAATGGAACGATAGAGAACACCTGCATACTTGTAATGCTCCAATGGGTCACTGGCTGTACCCAAAGCCTTATAATTGCCTTCTTCGATAGGCAATGGCTTGTAAGTTCCATTATCATCTGTCACGATAACACGACCTGCGTAAAGAACTTCATCGTTTACACCTGTCCAATCCAAAGCACGACCGCCCTTGATGTCGCCTTCCCATTTCTGGATAATGACGGAATCCTCACCAAAGACAATTTGCTTTTTCGTAGTCTTCAATTCCTGATTCATGTTTTTCAATTTTTAAAGTGACTGAACTAATGATGCGGCTACATTGTCAACTTCCTCCTTTGTTGGCTCACCTTCGCTTGCACGATAGCTGCCCCCGAATTGTGGTTGTTGCAACGCCTTGTAGTTGTTCGCTACCTTTGAGAGGTATGTATCGATAGTTTCATCTGTAGCATCATCGCTCAGAGTGAAACCCTCGTTGATACGACTATCGGGAATGCCCAACTCCTTAGCCTTTGATAAAATCTTCGCATCGTGGTCTGCCTTTGCCTTTGCCTTTGCAGCAGCCTCTTCCTTAGCCTTAGCCTCCTCAGCTTGCTTTTGGATAGTTTCTTGCAATTCCTTAATGGTCTTGCTTTGCTCCTCCATCTGTTCGTTGTAAGTCTTGGCTTGGTCTGTATTTTTCCGTGTCAAGGTCTCAACGAGTTTCTTGAACTCTTCACGTTCCTTGAATCTTGCTTCCTCAGAAGCTTTCTTCTCTGCTGCCTGCTCTTCAAAGTACTTTTTGAGATAGCTCGGCATTTCGTTTTTCTTTGCCAATTCCTCCAAACGTTTCTTTTCGGCTTCTTCAGCGGCTTTCTTGGCTTCTTCATCTGCTTTCTTCTTAGCTTCTTCTTCAGCAGCCTTGCGTTCAGCTTCTTCTTTAGCCTTCTGTGCCTCCTCGAACTTTTTCTTGGCATCGGTAACTCTGCGGTCATTGTCCTTTTGCAAGGACTCCAAAAAACTCTTTTGACTAGCAACCACTGTCTCGATGTTGTCATCAGTAACAAGCCCCATCTTGTCAAGCATTTCAGCATGTGCCTGAAGAACTTCATCACCTAACCCAAGAGACTTATACTCTTGTTTTAGTAACTGGAAAATTTTATCTTTCATTCTTTCGATATATTTGTTAAAACTAGTGCAAAGATAATACGAAAATGATAATTAACACACTAAATCATATGCAGGTATCTCACTTTTGGCTAAAAGTGAGTAATAATGGTATTTATAAGCGATTTAAGGCTATTTTATCACAAAAATGAATAATTAATTGCAACGCAAAATAAAACACCTTATATAACAAAAAAAACGCCAAATATCCTCACGGACATCTGACGCTTGTCGAATTAAAAAGAACCTAAACATTAAAATATCTAAAAGTTTATGACATTTCTCATATAACCCAAATGATTCAAATTAGAATAGAACCGTCCATCACGCTCTATGAATTTACCGGACTTCAAAATCTCACCATTATGCAACATAGCAAACTTAGAACCATGAGCTGTCCATTTATTCATTTCTTTCATATGTTCATCAGAACCCCAACCATATTTCTTGATAGTAGGATAAATGAAACGTTCAAAACAAATCTGACTATCCGTTTTATCATGCTCGGAGCAGATCGGGAGCACCCCATTATGGGCGAACCAATAACCAGCCTTGTAGAACGGATGGCAATTCTTGACACAGACAGAACCATGAGTAGCAAATCTAAAATGTATGATTACATTCTCATTTATATCTCGCTTCATTAATCTACGTATAAATGTAGAGAAATGCAAGCTCTTATAATGGTCAGACTCGCTCACAAATCCGCAACCATCGGGATTTCTCATATACGCTGCCTTCAGCTCATCTACGGATGGCAAAGCAACACCTTTCGGACATACAATAATAACACACATATCTTTACCCTTTCTTTTTCTTAATAATACTTTGATTTAGTTGTGCCCTAGGGATTTAACCCTAGGACTGCATCAATTAATCGTTATTGGCTGCAAATGCATCCTTACGGCTCTGGAAGAAAGCCTTCTCTTCTTTATTCAAGAAAGGTATATCTTCGATGTTCATAACCTCACTAGTGAAGACATTGTTGCGAGACCAACCGACAAGCTTTGCGCAGAACTTAACCCACATTTCAATCTTCTTGTAATTAGTTGAACCTTGATGCTGGCGAAACTCGATAGTCTTGTGACGTGTATAGCTCTCAGCATTTACCTTGTAATATCTGTCTCCATAAAAAACACTACGTCTTATATCGTAATTGTCGTGGCAATTAGAGAAATCCTTGTCAAGCAAGCTGGCTGCCCAACGGCAATTACCTCTTCTTGAAGGAGCCATAAAACTATCAATCAATCTTTCAAGCTTCTGATAATTCTTGAAGACGTTAACATACTGCTCGCCTGTCAACTTAGCTGCACCAATATGAACGTGAAGACCACAAGTAGAATTTACTCTTGCACCTACGGCATCCAAAGACTTAATAGCCTTCTTTAAGGTTGCCATACCATTTGTATTGCCATTCAATACCGGACTTACAACCTCGTTAGGGTCAACATCACCACGAACTGAAGCATCACTAACAATCTTGAAATAACTCTTGTTGTCGGTGTGGTTATAGCACTCAGAATGAATATCAACACCATTCTGACGACCTGCCTCTATAAGTGCATTGCGCTCAGCATGAACACATTCAATCTCAACACCAAATGTATAAACAAATCTCGTTGAAGTAGAACCGCTAGGTACATAGACCTTCAACATATCGGAGATTTCTTTCTCACGAAGACCGCAAGCCTTCAATGCAACAATCTTTTCGTTGCGAGGCATCTTAGACTTCTTGATTTCGTCAATAGTCTCAATTAATGACTTCTTTGAACTTGCGAATGAAAAACCAGTCTGCTTAGACATAATCAATTGTGCTAGTTGTTTCGGGTCTTACCCCTTGGTGTCGCTCTCACCTTTATGAGTGAAACTTGTCACTCGGCAAATCAACCAACTTATCTTGATTGACGATGCAAAGATACAAATTAGTTTTGAAATATGCAAGTTATTTAATGTTTATCTTTTGTATTTTAACCTTTTATAACTGATATGTGGGTCTTGTTAACATTTCAGCTTTTATTTTACCTTATTATATATAAAAAGGCTTCGATGTTCACACACCAAAGCCTAAAAAACTTTACTAACTAATTACCAAATTTTATCAACTATCTTCTTGAATCATCACCAATATCTTCTTCTACTCCCAAATCCGGTAGTCTGTCATACGCTTTTTGGTCATCACCTCCTTCAGACTTAACACCTAGCAGGTAGCCATTCCGAAAAGCATAATATACCACCTTTTCCATATCTTTAGCCGTTGCGTTATCTGTCAAATGCAGCGTGGCGTACAATCCCATCAAGAACTTCCGTACATCTTTTGGATATACCTTGTTGTTCTTTTCTAAAGCGACTGCCATTCTTAACGGACTTTTCATATTCTTCAATTTTTCGTTAAACCATCAAATGAAGCACAAAAAGAGAGCCATTCCGCTTGTTCCCCTAGTTCATAGACTTATTCACAACTTTATTCGTCTCATCTGCTTCCTACGTTTGCCCGTTGACAGATGTCCGAGATTCCAACAAGACAAACATCACGGCTCTCTTCTTGTGTATCATTGTGCCAACGGAAGGATTCGAACCTTCGACCCTAGGATTAAAAATCCTATGCTCTGCCACTGAGCTACGAAAGCATAAAGGAATGATTGGAGTTGCACCAATGCCCCCTTGGTTACAAACCAAGTGCTCTACTTCTGAGCTACATTCCCCGTAATCTGACAAAGTTACTCTTGTGGTGCAAGAGAGATTCGAACTCACCGAACCCGCAATGGGAACTGATTTACAGTCAGTCTTCTTTATCCGCTTGAATATTGCACCATTTGTGGAATACATATCAAATATCACCTTGTTGCCCCAAGCGGATTCGAACCACTAATGACAGAACCAAAACCTGTAGTGTTGCCATTACACCATAGGGCAAATTTGTACTGCATAAAGGATTCGAACCTTTGAATACCAGCGTGAAAAACTGGCGACTTAACCACTTGTCTAATGCAGCATCTAGGGATTCTCACCCTAATTAGAGTTGCTTTGTTATAGTCTAGCTGGGCTGGGTAACCTGGAAACCATGCCGTAAACTCCTAAGTCTTGACTTATGGTAGAAGCGACCTCTCAGAAGGCCATCTGTTTCAAACACGATGCAAAGATAAGCATTTTTTCTTAAACTTGCAAGCGTTTTAGTGTTTATTTAAATTCTTTTGATGATTTTTACATCACTTATCCTTGAGGAGAATACCACAAAGGGTTTCTACAAGTTTCTTTGCGTCATCACCTTTGATTTCGATAACATTTGAAATTCCATCAGGAGCATCCTCGCCTTTCTGTTCCTTATCCAAACGCTTACGGAGAGCCAAATCTGGATTCTCAACCAAGATAGAATCCAAAGCATAATTGCAAATGCGGCTTGCAAGTTCCTCGTTACCATTCGCATCACGCACAAACTCATTCTTGCCTTCAAGAATACCCACAATCTCGTTGTATTCTTCAGCACTCTCACAATTTCGTGTGAGCATACCAATCACCTTGTAACGGTCAATCTCAAAACTGACCTTTAATTTGTCTTTATTCATTTCTGTTTACTTGATTTAAAAATTAATTAATTGCGTCTTATATTCCACATGCTTTCCGCAGGGCCAACCATAACATCAATATTTGCTCCTTGCTTATTTGCTACTGTCTCAATCCACTTAAGGTTGATAAACTGACCAGCGGAAAGGTTCATTTCTTCCATATATGCCTTATCCGCCTTTGCCTTTTGTCGCTCAGCCTTTTCTCTTGCTATCTGCACTTCATATTCACGTTCTTGTGTCTGCTTAGCTTGCACAACCTTTGCCGTGCGGTTCATTTCATAAAGCTGTTCCTTGTTTGGTGTAGCTTTACCGATGATAACCTCCTTTATGATGATAGGCATCTGCTTTTTCTTTGATAGAGCGTTCACATAGTCCTGCATCTGCTTGCGTATCTTGGTGTCAATCTGACTAAGCACTTGCCGATTCGACATCAAGTCAAAAGGGGAATACTGAGAAATATGGTCTTGAACCAGTTTGCAGAAATAATTGTTGAGATTAGTATCAAACCATTTCTCACCATAATTCTGCAAAAGAATTGGGGACTTGCCTTGCTCAATCTGAGTAATGATTACAGTATGGAAGTCAAGTGGCGTGTTATCGTCACTAAACAAATCATCTAAGGTAATCTCGTGACGGACTGGAACAATCTTGAAGTAATAACCACTCGTTGACCACCAACACCAAGTGAGACCAGTCTGCACAGCTTGCTGTTCAACACCTCCATGCCCAATAAACCAAGGCTTCTTTACGATTACGGCTTCTTCGTCTGCATCAGGAGAAACCGAATGACAACTTGTAAGCGCACTCATGCCGAGTATCGCAATACAAAACATTAAGATAATTTTCTTCATTCTTGATTTGATTATTGTGTTATATTATACCAAAAATTCCTCTCTTTATAAAGTTCTCCCTTTTTCTCATACCGGATAGCATCTGACTCTTCACATAGCTGACGAATACGCATATACAAGCGTTTATCCAGCTCTTCTTCAAACAAAAGAGACAACTCCTTCCAATTGTCAACAACAGGAGCAAACCAAGGATATTGCTTCTTTACAACCTGTAGCTCATCCAAGGTTACGTGTCCGTATTCTACCATGTCATAGCATCTACGGAAGTCACTATTGTCTTTGGGAATATTCAAATCTTTCTTTCGTTTTACCCCCATCAATGCACTCCACATAGTCATTGAAGAGATACCTGTATCACAAGTAGCTATCCACTCTATCATTCTTTGCTTGTTCATTTTCTTTTATATTAATCACGCTAAGTCGCTTTATTAGCTCTTCACATGCTTCTTTAGTTAAGATGCAATTCTTGAAATCTTTAATACCAGTAACCTTTTCACGAATAGCAGCATTCGTGTCGTACACTTCTTGTAGTTTTTTCTGAAACTCAATTACGTCTTCGTTGGTGAGTTTACCTTTCTTCTCAACAATCTTGTTTGTTATATTCTTATAAACACATTCGAGTTCAATACATAAACGAGTTTCTAACTTCATCATTATTGCGTGTACAAAAGTATCATAAAGTCTTTCCATCTTGTATTTCCTCCAAAAGTCTTTTGATTTCCTCGTTATCTTTATTCTCAATGCGAGCCTTTAAGATACTCTTGAAAGCGGCATCCATCGCCTCGTATCTGCCTAAATACTCCTTGCCATCCGTATGACACAAGCCTTCCTCTACACGCCATGATGTAGTTTGCCAACAGAACTTTCCTTTCGAGACATTTGCGACACAAATATAATAACCGAAATGCTCTAAAAGCCAATCAAGCACCATATCATAGCTTGGAGCGGATATTGCCGGATGCTTACTACTCAACTTTAATGCAGCAGAAAACTCAATATTGGATTTCTACCACTCGGAATTGGAGTAAGCAATATAACTGCCGTAATGTTCACTATATTTTCCACCCTTACGAATACCACCCTTTGCTGTCCAAGGGCTGGCGTAAGCCCAAAATTCGGCTATCTTCTCATCGTAGCCAACCTCCTTCAGAAGCTTGGCTATCTCAAAAGGAACTACCTTTGGTTTTACCGTATGCCTATTTGCCATTTTTCACCCTTTCTAAACTGAACCCGATTCTGACTTATCTAATTCATCAATCGCCTGTCTAAGCAAAGGAAGTATCTTATCCAAATCATCGAAATTCGGTACGACTTCATTCACTCGCAAGATTGCTTGACCTAGCAAACTCTTAATCTTTTTTCTGTCCATTGCTCTTGGCTTGTTTCTCTAAGTCTTTTAAATCTACCTTCTCAAACCGAGGAACCGGCTTACCATCTACCTCAACATTACCAAAGAACATATCCTTTGGTCGCACCCAAACTTCATGTTGTCCGCACACTGCTTGATACGCAACCTTAGCTTCAGAAGTCTCGCTATCAGTAACCTCACCAAGGTACTCATAGAAATTACCCTTGTAGTGTCGGTAAATCGGCTTATTGAATCCACCATGCAGCCAATCGGCTTTGTCCTTGATTTCCACGTACTCCCTTACCGCATCACACTTACAGGACTTACTCAGCTCTTCTACCCAATCAAAGAAAGCTTGTTTGTCCTTGACCTCTTCACTTGATACCATGAAGAGATAAGTGCAAAGAAGCATCTTACCTGCATCGGTATCATATTTCTTGTTCACCTCTTCAGCTAATTGCATCATAGGTGTATCTAAGCGATAATTCCAACTCATAATCTATCCTTTCTTACTTTTAAGATTTGCCAAATCCTCTTTCAAACGTAGATGGAAATTATCTTCTCCATCATCACCGGAAAGAAGCCAATCAATTCTTTGGGCATAAACCTGAGCTTTCTTCAGAAGTTCAATACCCTTTTTGAATTCCTTGATAGTCTCTTTAGACAAGCCGTATCTGTTAGGCATCGTATGATGATGCTTTCTAACATACTTGTCTTCATCCTCCTCTAACCATCGGTCTTCGAGAAAACATCTTTCATCTTCCTCATCCAATGGATGACCATCAATATAATCTTCTATCTTTGTATATATGTCAGCAATCCTATACTGAGCATAATCAAAATGTCCACCACTCATAATCTTTCAACTACTGGAATTTGAACTTATTTCAGCACACTCAATCTTGCTTCTAGCTGTTGGATGATGTTATCTATTGTCTTACCCTTATAGTCAACAGCAATATCCTCCAACACTTTAATCTGAGCCGAAATCTTAATTCTATCTATTATTAATGTCATAATCAAACTTGTTTCTTATGATGCCGTGCTTGCAAAGTTGTAATGCACAATATATACATAACCACCATACATCTTTCCAATAGTTACTTCAACGTAATCAAAGATGATGTCGCCATCCACCTTGTAAGAAACCAAAGGCCCAGTAGGGAATGCGTTGTGCTCTGTATAGTAACGATACACTTCTTGTGATAGTAACTGCTTGAATACATCAACCTCACCGTCCTTTGAAAAAACACCCTTAAACTCATCTTCATTGTCGATTGCAACAACTACTCCAAGTTCTTTTCTTACACATACACCTTCGTTTGTACCACTTTGCTCATTATACAAGACTGGTAATGTGTAAACACCTCTCGATTCTTCCATATGCTTATTCTTAATTTGTATTTTATTTTATCCTTCCACTTTCTTACATTGAGCTAAGTCTATTGCATACGCCCAACGCTTAGGGACAAAAGACATCGTAGGCTCAAATCTATTTGCACGTTCAACACATACATCTTGCGTCCGGTAAATCAATCCGTCTGAGCCTTTTACCTGTAACTCAACTAGAATAGTGTGGTCTAGCATCGGGAACTTATCAATATCATGCCAGACTTCACCACCTTCAATGAAGGAAGGCTTAATATGATTAATCTTTTTTGCCATCACTTACCACATATAAAATGGTTTGACTTATATTCTCTAGTTATGGTCTCACGGCTACCAAAGCACCATAAGTACTTGGATTGCTCCTTGTGTAACCTAGGAGACTTGATGTAATAGCCATTATTGACATCGTAATGCTTACGTACCATAATGTTCTCGTTAACCACTCCGACCTCATCATCCGTAATTACATAGAACATTCGACCATCACTAAATGCATTTAAGCCTTTGTACACCCCATTAGGGACAACCATCTTTTCATAGCCATTCGTTCGCCAATTGGCACAATGCCAGATGGTTCCCAAATCATCATCATTCAGAAGATTATTATCAATAATAACCTTGCCGATAACCTTGAATTTGCCATCATGCATCATAGCCTCAACGACAAATTCATCGGCAGCGTTGAAATCGCTAATCTCTATGATTTTCATAATACTTGTGTTTTATATTCTCGTAAACCACCCTCTTTGCAGCCTTTGCTCTTCTGTTATTATCAGAAAAAACATCATCATACAAAGACATATCTTCACTCTCAAAAGCCACATGCTCACCTTTGTAGCAAGCATCAAAGCGGCATCCTTTTTCGGACTTAGCCGCAGTAAACTTTATTTTGCCAAACTTAATCTGCATAAGCCCTATCCTAGAAAATAAATTAAAGATACTATTTCAAGAGCAAATAAAAACGCTAACGCATTCTCAATTGTGAATACCTTTTTCATTGTTTCAATACAGTTTTACGTGTGTCTCACGTTCTAAATTTATATTGTAAGGGGATTTTATATCCCCTTTGTTATTCTTACTTTAAAACTCGATAAGTTTCGTAGAAATCGTGAAAACTCTTCAAGTAACCTTTCTCTGTCAAAGAGTTTAAGATTTCTTTCAACTCATCCTTGGTATTATCCAAATCGAAATCATACAACTCAGCAAATGTAAAGTACTTGTTACCACCAATTACATCAGCCATCACTTCGATATTGCCATAAACCATTGTTTCTTTCTTACTCAATCTAGTATTCATAACGAATCACAGTTTTTATGGTGTGTCTCACCTTTTTAATTAGTAACCTTGTTTCTTAATTACGATGCAAAGATACAAAGAATTATCGAAATATGCAAATTATTTAATGTATTTCTTTTGCATTTTAACGCTTATTATATATGTAGGCGCAAAATTAACTTTCTGTAGCAGAAAAAGCCAAAGAATCCACCATTTCATTATATATATTACCTCTATGAGCCTTAACCCAATGGTATCTTATCACCTTGCCTTTCGCTACCTTATTATATATAGGCTGTAAGTCTCCTAACTTGCAAGCCTGTATTCTCTCTATAGCCACTTGGCAATCCACATATACATCAACAGAACACAAAAGAGGGCAATCACCCAATGCTTGAATGACCGCCCTTATTTCGGCTCTCACCGAATCGTTCACTTTGGCTGTGATAAATGTATATTTCCCACTTTTGATAATCGCTCCCTTATGAAGCACAAGCCAACCGCAACCACACTTGTTGTTCTTACTAGAGCCATCAGCATACACTTCATAGCGCACACCTTTAGCCTCATCAACAATCATCTGAGCAACAACCTCCAAAGAGTCATTGCTCATCACATTGGCTATTTGCTTGGCTTTCTTCTTCATAAGCGATTAAATCAAACCTCGTTCCTTGAACTCATTCATCAATGGGGTTGCCAAGACCTCAATATCTGGATGAGGCTTTCCGGTAGTTCCTTTTGATCGCAAATCGAAGAAATGAAGCCAATCGCTCACAAATGCGGTATGAATCAACTCCGTGTTGGTATCAAGAGGAAGTATTGTTCTCGCATCCTGTGGCTTAAGACCATCATCCTTGACCAAAGACAAATACATCATTTCGCATACTCTATTTGCAAACCACCATTTTTCTACCGGACTCCAATGTTCATAACTACCGATGTTCTTTGATAGGTCAACAAATGTTCCACCATCAAAAGACAATGGATTAACCGCATCATTTTCGCTAACCCACTTTGGCTTGTTGATAGCAATCTCGCCTCCGAACTTATCTTTACTATAGTTGCAATATCGGGTGCTTTGTTCCGCTACGGAATCTACACGATGTCTGTTAGCCTCTCTACTTACCGCAATCTGAGTAGTAAAGCGGACTGTTATTCGCTTCTCATGCCATTCCGTAGGCTCGCAAATATAGTCCAAATCCTCAAACCATTCATTCTCTACTATAACTCTGTAGTTAGTCGTAATATAGTAATCGTTACCTATCTGCATCACCTTGGAATACTTGTTCTCACGATAGTGTTTTACCAGTAGAGACTCCGGAACAAAGAAGTCATTATCGTAAGCAACATGGAGATAAATTGTTCCATGTTCACACATGGCAAGATGGTTGCTGCTTACCATACGCTCAACGAAAGGCTTTGCGCTGTCTTTGTCTATCTTCATACTTGACGCATAGCAAGTGCGACCGCATAACTCTATCTGCTTGTAAACTCCATCCATGCCCTTGCCTTGGGATAGGATTTCATATCTCGGTTCTAATATCTTCATATCCTTATAAGTTTTGAAATTCGACCACAAAGATAACTATTATATTCCACTCTACCAAAAATTAGCATTCAGTTTAACAACACTTATCTATATTGTGAAAAACAAAAACTTTCAGACATAAAAAAGAGGAGAGTGCATCACGCATTCCCCTCCTTCTCGATTATATATCAATATTACTACAGTTTAATCGTGTGTCTCACCGCTTGCAAACATATCTACTTGCTTGGATGACTTGTAGCCGATGATTTCCAATACCTCCCCAAATTTAGAATCATACCAATGTGGTTGTGTTTGATTCATATTCTTCTCGTTGATGTCGTTCTCACCATAAGCCAATCCTTTCTTGGTAATCTCACAATACTTGTGTACCTTGTTCGTACCCTTGCGCTCTTTTAGCTTCAATAATCCTGCCTTTACCGCCAACTCATTGAACTTTCGAGCAGACAAGCCTACACCATGAGATTTCAATAACTCCGTAGCGGAATGCTTTGCACCATTCGGTGCGCTCACATAATCAGGTGTCGGCAACCCTAATGGTTCAGCAATTTTCTTAGCCATCGCCAATTTGGAAACATCGCTGAGGTTCAGATAACCAGGAAGAAAGTTCAACCACTTCAGCTTGATGTCAAAGGAATCGGAAGCCTTCTTGTCCAGCTTCTCCTGCTCGTACTTGACTCTGGCAACTTTCTCGACTTCGATGAAGTACTTACGGAACAATCTACCTTGCTCATTGTTCTCTATCATACACAACTCCTTTGCCATATCCAAAGATAAGGCATACTCAATACGACTTCGACCACCATTTGAGTTTTCCATAATTTTGTGGAAAACTTCAAAATCTTGATTTTCAACGAATCCATACTTTTCTATGCGATTTTTAATCCATGTTGAAAAGTCTTGCTTACTGCCCAACTTTTGGTGCAGCTCCCTTGCGTTCACGGCTTGTTTGCCGTCATGCTCGATAATCTCTACAACTTCAATACCTCTCTTTTCATTGTTAAGGAACTCTGAGACTACTGGTAAAGCCTCTACATTTACATCAGTTTTGTTAAATTCTAATGTCATTTACCTAAAATTTAAATTGTTAATAATTATATTTGGCTGTGGTGGAAACGAAAAGCCCCATCCGCTAAAGTCACGAGTGCGGACAGGGCTTGTGTCAACCGTCCACTTATGTAAGGCGATGAACGGAATGACGATGCTCCACGCTTGGAGCAAATGAAAATATTTATTTTGTAAAATTATTCAAATGTCAGTCAGTCGTGCGCCTTACTTCACAACCTTGTTATTTCGGCTGCAAAGTTAATGCTATTTTCTTTAACTTGCAAACGCTTTAGTGTTTAATTTAAAACATTAACGTTTGTTTTGCTTTGGAGGACTTCTGTCCTCGTCAGCACGACCAGCTATCGTGGCACATTGCTGCACATTACTTCTTCTTTCCATTGCTCACGGAATTTAATAGTTAAACATCAAAGATAATGTGCAGTTGTTCAGGTGTGCCTCACCTTGTATATTGTTACGCTACCATTGATAGCATTTCATTAGATTGCATCTGAATCCATTGGCAAGCATCCTTGCGGAAAAAGATGTCAGAATCGAACCGCTTGCCATCCACGATAATGTGGCTACCCTTGCACTCGAACTTGTGGTTTTGGGTCAATGGTATCAAAAGGTATGTATCACCCTCTTTCTTGTCATACACAAGCGTCAAATCCGTGCCGATAACCTGCGATACCACCTTATGCTCATCTGAGCTTAAAACACCAATCTTCTCATCGTAGCTCACGTAAAGAGCATCCATCAAATTCTTATCCATATCTCTTAAATATTTAATGTCCAAAGTCCGGTGCAGTTTAGCGTGTGCCTCACGAAATCTATTACAAGTCACACTCGTATGAGTATTGCTTTTTCAGCTTGTTCAATGCATTCTCGGTAACGTAGTAGATGTTATCGAAATACTCGCTTTTCTTGATGCTCCGGCTTTCCTTCAGCTCTACCTTGTGATTGAATGTCACTTCGTAGCGGTTAGCGATGCTTGTAATCAAGAAATCGACCTCACGCTTATGTCTGTCCAGATCGGTCTCTTTATACTCTCCACGCTTGTTGAATGCGTCCTTGTTCGTCTCTTCGATGGTTGCAACCATGTTGCCTTGCATCACGATAATCTTTGCGCCCATATCTAGTTTCTTTTTAAATCGTTAGAAATCTGTTATGCAACTCTAATCAAGTTGTAGTTCTTGAATTGTCTCCACTCGCCCTTGACCTCATCCCAATACTTGGTGCAGTCCTTGCAAGCGTAACCCTTGCCGTTTGGAGTGTAGTCAATGTGACTCTCCATCAAAGTGCCGAAAGCCTGACGAATCTCACCATTCATCTTCTGAAAGTAAAACTCAACGACCTGCTTCTTCATGCGAGCCTTCAGCTTGATTACCTGCCAAGCTTGCTTCAAGCATTCTGTCCAACTCATGTAAGCACCCTTAAGCTGAAATGCTCTGTGAGCCATATTCATCACTTCTCTCATCATATTCTTAAATGTAGTAGCCATAATCACTATACCGTTTTACGAGTGCCGACTCGGAGGTGCAACCTCAACTAAATTAATAATGTTCTTGTGACCTTTGTTTCTTAATCACGATGCAAAGATACGGCTTTTTCCGTACACTACCAAATATTTTGTGTGGTTTTTTCCGTATTTTAACGTATTTTAGTATGGAAAATGCCGTACATATAGAAAATTTGCATAACTTTGCAATCGAAATAAGTATAATACATTATTATATAGATTATGAGAATAAGAGAACTTATAAAAAGCAAAGGCTATAATCAAGAAGAATTTGCTAAATTGATAGGTGTTACTCGTAGTACGTTATTAGGGCAAATAGAAAGACCATCATACACAACGATGGAAAAAATCGCCAATGCCCTCAACGTACCGATTTGGCAACTCTTCATATCAGAAGAGGATATTGTTGAAAGATGCAGCAAACCTACTTATGACGATAAATCGGATTTCATCGCCCTAATAAAACAAGGTGGTGAGTTGTATTCCGCATCGTCCATTGCTGAGGCTAGGGACGTGCTGGACAAGTTGGAAAGTGTTAAGTAACGTAAGGAACATTCCTTGCAAGTATTAATAATTAAAACTTTTACGGCTATGAATGATTTTTTCAATTTGAGAGGTACAGCGGTATTCCGTGTTCTCTCGTTAATTAGTACAGTAGCACTATGGTTAACTATATTATTGTTTGCCATCGGCTTGATGATGGGCTTCTTTGGAGAGCAGGAGACGAAGGCGATAGGATGGGCAATGGTTGGATTCTCAATCTCTTCCTTTATCTCTTGCCTATTCATGTTCGGCTTCTGTTACCTGATTAAGATAGCTAAGTCTTACGACAAGGACAAGCAGGAGGATAATAAGGAAATAGTATTCCAATACAAGGGTTACAAAGGCACTTTCACAAAGGATGACAATACTGGAAGGTTTGATGGCCACATCATCGGGACAAGCTATTCCTACTCTGGCTACAGCCTTTCAGAGACAGAACTTGCATTTCAAGCGAGAGTTGACGAATTACTGGAAGAAAAGAAACTATAAAAAAGAAAGAGGAGCGCATCATACGTTCCTCTTCTTTGTTTACAATCTACTCATCTTGTCTTTTAATTCGTGAATATCATTGAATGCTTGCAGCATAGGCTTATGCCATCGCTCTTGTCGCTCATCAATCGACTGCAAGTACATCAAGCTTTGTGCAAGGATAGTCCTATCCTCATCAACGGCTAACCAAATGTTACCCACATTACCCATAATAGTATTCACGCTAGCCGTTAATAAGCTACCCTCTGTACCACCATCACGAGCCGCAATAGCATCCAACTTGGTATTTATGAGCTTTGCTTCCTCATACGTTCCCTCTGTGGCGATCTGCACCGCAGTGAAACGACCATTCAACTCTTCTCCTGTATCTTGGCTCATTGATTCAAAAGAACCGGAAGAAGCAGACTGCTCGTAAGATTGCTTGTAACCCGTAATATCAGCAATATTATCACGAATAGCCAAACCCTCTTGAACTATCTTGTCATACTCTTCTTTAAGATTATTCAATTCGGTTGGCGTGAGCTGCCTTCCTCCATTCTCCTTCATCTTGTTTGCCCAGCTCTCATAAAGAGGCTTAAGCTTTTTATTCATAAGGTCTCCCAAAGCGAAGTTAAGCATCGACTGGTTGAGCATTGTAGTGAAGTCATTAGAAAAATCCTTTGCAGACTTACTCATATCCATAAGATTGTTTATGAAGTCACTCTTCATCGAATCAAAGGTTGTTTGAGTCAAATTCTCATTGATTTGCTCCGTCAACTCCTCTAGTTTTCCCGCCAGTTCTGTATATTGCTCCCAATATTCCGTCTTATCATACTTACCTTGGTCGGTCATGTTCTTCCATACATCCGCATTATGTGTACGAATGTCAGCCATCTGCTCTGGAGTGAGCTTATATATATCCTCCAAGGAATTAACCTTGTTTATCGAAGAATTGGTATAACCGCCTCTGACTGCCGATTGCTGTGCCAAAGTCTTATTGATTGCCGCATAATCTTGTGCAGAAAGATTCCAATAATAAGCATTTGAATGGTGTGCCCCATGATACCCCATCTGTGTTTTGAGAATATCCATCGTTTGGGTATTAACCTGCTTTTGGGCATCATAAGCAGCATTATAATTGCTGACTGCCGTATAACCGGAAGACTTGTCGATAGAATCCTTTAACTTATCAATAGAATACATCAATCTGTCATTGCTCTCGGTCAGCTCTTCTGTTTTCTTCGCAACTTCTGCACCATTACCTCCGCCAATACCGAACATCTTGCCCAACGAGCCAATGGTTTTTATTCCATTCATAGCCGCACCTATGTAGTTTCCGCTTGCAAAATCAGAAAAGGCTTGTGTTCCACTGTTCAATGCATCCATTCCGTTATTCACAGCTTTGCCAAAGCCTGTGTTTCCGAGACCCAAAGCATCGACTAACCCAGGAAGGTCTTTCAGCTTCTCTTGGATTTTCCTCAAGCCTTCAGCCCATTCCTCTATAGTATCATGCAAGCTCTTCTTTGCAGCATCCTGCTTTACCTTGGCTTCTTCCTGTGCCTTTCCGACTTCCTTCGTAGCCTTTCCGACCTTAACCTCTGAAACCGCCAAATCATCAAAAAGCTTACGTAACTTCTCCGTTTGGCTTACACTGAGATTCTTGGTAGAACCCATAAGTTTGTCCTTATTGGCAGAAGTGATATTACTGGTATCTATGTTAACCCCACTTTCCGCAAACACACCTTGGATTTTTCTCCTTTGGCTCATGTTATCAGCCTTGGCATCAAACTCCCCCTTTCTAGCTTGTGCCAATCGGTCTTGAGCATCCTTCGCCTCATCAATAAGCCTACGGTGTTCACGGACTGCATCATTAACCAATCCCCATCTATCCTTCTGCTCGGAAATCGCATCATCAATCTTGTAGATTTGGTCAGATACGGTTTTCATGTCATCAATTTCCAACGTACCCGAACCAAGCAACTCCTTCATTTTCTTACGAAGGTCTTCAAGATAAGGAATACTCAATCGGTTCATATCCTGAAAGACAACATCCCAATTGATAGAATCCTTGAAATCCGAAAAATTCAACTTCTTCAACTGGTCGTTCATCTCCATTTCAGCGTTCGCTGCGCCAAAAGTATCTCCCTTTTCTCTTGCAAGGTCTATCTTGTCGGCATATTCTTTCAAGATAGCATAACGCTGCTGTTCCAAACTACCATACTGCTTCATGAAATCCAACATGTCCTTTATCTCCGCTTGCTGGATTTCCTTCAGCTTTAATTGTCTCTGTTTCTCAATCAAGGCAATTTGGTCTTCAGAGTTCTGTCCAATGGTCTTCCCAAGATGATTACCCTTGTCGTCAACCATTTGTGTGCCCAATACCTCTTTGCGGTATTCCGCATCGGACTTACCCTGTTTCCACATGTTGGCTTTACGACCCTTGCCCGAATTTACCCAAACGATCTGGTCTTTCTTCTTCTTTGCCTCAACGAGTTTGTCAATAGAATCCTCTATAGCCTTTTTCTCCTTGTCTGAAGACATGTTGATTTGAGCAATCTCCTTTTCGGTCTCATTCTTAATCAATTCCGTTCTTCGCTTTGACAACTCATCGCTGGCTTTCTCCGAATAGGATGAAATAGACTTGGAATAGTCTTCCTCAGCCTTCTTGCGTTCATACGCTCTTGCTTGTGGGTCATCCGTTGCACCTGTTTTCTTAGGTGTTGTTTTCTTAGGTGTAGCTTTCTTTGTCGTTTCCTTCGGCTTATTTGCATCGGCTTTTCTTTTCGCCTCTCTATCTTTCAGAATAGAACCAGCCATAGCGACATCAAGCCTATTGGCATTTTCGTCTCTTAGCTGATTTCCTTGCTTTGTCAGCAATTTACTTCCTTTATGATTAGTTCGGTATTGCTCTTGCCTATTTAAATCTGCCTTACGTCTATTAATCAAAGATTGCAACTGCTTATCCGTTAAAGATTTCATCCAACTTGGAATTTCTGTATCATCATAATGGATTTTCAAATTTAATCCATATTCCTGATTCCATATAGAAATAAGCTGGTCTGTTGAGGAAGTTAAGGCATCTATGCTTTGTTTATTTTGCTGAGCTACCCATTGTGACCTAGCCTGTGTATTATTCCAATCTACATTTTCAGCAGCCGCCTTCATTATCGCATCCTCTGCGTTTTTATAACTTATCTTTAATTTTGCAAGATTACTCGTATGCTCCAATATCGAATGGTCAGTATTCTCTATAGTTGCTATATTGTAATGTTGTTTTTCTAAGAACGAATCAATAGGCGCAAATGTCTTTTTAACTGCATTTGTGTAAATATTAAAAGCATCTATATGCTCCTTGTAAGACAATGTGCTATCATCTACTCTTTGCTTCAACTTAGCCAGCCTATCTAAAACCTCATCTGTTGCTATGGAATTATACATCATTTGTATTGATGTTATGTCTTCCTTATCTACATGTTGCCCACCTTGATACCAATGACCGGACAAGTCTTTGCTAAATTTATCGTCTTCTTTGTTTCTTGCTTCTGTATATTGGGAAGTGGCAGACATTAAAGCATTAGCCTTTTCTCTTTCAGCATTCTCCAATTGTAAGGTTGCAACAAATTCATCATGCTTTCCTTTAAGTGTTGTTAAATTGTCCTTTTCGGCATCACACTTAATCCCGAACTGCTCGTATGTTTGGATAAGTTCTTCTTTAGCTTTGTTGTAAGCATCAGTTCCTTCCTTAGAAGACCTCATTACGTTAAGCAAGCCATCAACTTTCGCCCTTGTGTTTTCAGCAGAATCTCCAAAATGCTTTGTGTCAACAGAAATATCTTCCTCTTCACCTCCGAACATTGCAACGGCACTAGCAAGCGTTGTTACCAATGCTATAATACCAGTAATCGGATTTGAAAGCATAGCAGCCCACATTCCCTTTAAAGCCATAGTTGTGGATTTTACCGCATTACTAAGCATTAATTCAGCAGTTGTCATTATTTTAACACTTGCGGTATGGATGGCATTTTTTACCGTTGAAGCAGCTGTAGCTAAAGTACTAGCCTTTTTCGTAGTCGTATTGGTAGCTTGACTAACAGAATTCAACTGCGTTTGTAGTGTTGCTTGTCTCTCTTGTAATTGCTCACGAATAAGCGCAGCTCCTCTTTGCTGACTTGCAATTGTCGAAACATTTGTTTGAGCAGTATTCACTTTCTTCGCAGCGGTGGCCAAACGTTCCTTTGCTTCTAGTGCATTCACGGCATTACCCTCTGCGTCAAAAGCTAAGTTTGCACCATCAGCGGTTTCCTCAACCAATTTTTGAGCCTCAGCAAAGGCATCTTGGGCATCTTGCAAATCATTCAAGGCTGCTGTATATTGTCTAGCCAACTCAATATCCCTATCATCAAGATTTGATATTTTCTCTGTGGTTGTTTTCAAATCTTCTTTAAGAGATTCTATCTTTTGTTGACGAAGTTCCTCTGTCTTTCTTTTTTCTTCATCAAGCTCAATCTGGCTTTGTGCAGTTGCTTGTTGCTGTGTCTGTAAGAGTTCACGTTTCATCTCTAATTGGGAACGCACTTGTGCCGTAATAACGCCCTCTTGCTCTGCTGCATCTAATCTTGCCTTTACAAAATCATCGGACACAGCGGTATCTCCAACAATACTTGCCAAGTCTTGTTGTTTATTTACTCGCTCTTGCTTTTTATCCTTACCCAGCGACTTGTAGTTTGAGTTTTCTAGGTCTTGCAAACGCTTGATTTCAGCATCAATCCCCTTCATCATATCATCGGCTTTTTGAGCTTCCTCTGCTTTGCGAATAGAAGCAGCCGCCATTAATGATGCACGATAAGAACCAACAGCTACTGTAGCAACGCCAATAACTTTTATTACCTCTTGCCAATTCTCTACCATAGCAGAAATAATTGACAATCCACTAGAGAACACGCCCTCGGATTTTTTGCCGATTTCGTTAAACATCTGTTGGATAGAGTCGCCAATGTTACTCCACTGACCCTCCAATGTCTTTGATTGTTGCTCCATCAGGCCTCCGAAACGACCGCCAGCTTGCGTCATGTTGGCGATAGCTTCCTTGAAGATGTCTGATGTGACTTTTCCCTTAGAAACAGACTCTTGAACCTCAGTTGTATTTTGGTGCAAAATTTTACCCAACTCTTCTGCCAAAGGAACACCTCTACCCATAAACTGACGCAAGTCCATTGTAAACATTCTTCCTTGCGAAACGGTCGTTCCGTAAAGATAAACAAGTTCTCCAAGCGGAATGTTCAAGCCCGAAGCAATGTCACCAAGCTGGACAAGGGTTTTGTTAACATCTTTTGCTTCCGTTCCGTATGCCAAAAGTTGTTTTGCACCGCTCGTAACACTGGACAAATCGAAAGGCGTATGAGCTGCCGTTTGGATAAGTTCGTCCATCAATTGCTTAGACTTATCCGCACTACCAAGCATGGTATTGAAAGATATTTCAAGTTGCTGGAATTGGGAACGAGTATTGAAAATACTACTTGTCAGTTGTTCAAATCCTAAACCGCCAAGCAAAGCAGCCGAAAGCATGTGAGCATCGCCAGTAACTCTTTGGAACAAGCTAGACATACCCTCTCCAGCAGTTGGAGCGGACTTCATACGTTCTATCATTTGGCTCATGCTATCGGTCAACATATTTGTTGCCTCTTTTGCCGGATTTGCTGAACCTGCATACAAAACATACTCATTCCGCATATTCTCCAAGGTCTGACGAGCACCGACAGCACCTCCTTCTAAGTTCTTCAACTGAGCTGTTTGACCTGCCAAAGAGCCTTTTAAATAGTCAATATTCTTCTGTAAAGAATCTATGGATGACTTATCCGTTGTAACTCCTAGAGTTAATCTCTTGTTCGTGATTTGCTGTTGGATTTTCTCTATTCGGTCTTTGGTAGCTTGCATTTGAAGTTCATAGCTATAAACTTCCCTTGCGGCTGCTTGCATCTTCTTATTAAACTCGGAAGACATCACGTAAGCGGCTCTTGAAGCAGCTTGTGTCAAGTCCTTTAAGCGATTGCTTGCATCTGCATATTTTTCCGTCAAATCCGCAACAATAGCTGGGTCGGTTGACTTATTGGTCTTCAACAACTCAGCCCTCAATTTCTCACACTCGGAACGAAGTTTCGTAACCTGCTCGAAATTCGCTTTGACATCGAATCTTAATTCTGCCATTTTTTTATAATTTTATTGGCAAAATTAATTAATAATCAAAGGAATAACGAAAGAATAAAGGCGTGCTATTTCACTAAAGATTTAAGTGCAAAGAATAAGGTCTAGACACAGAAAAGCCTTCCACATTCACATGCAGAAGGCTCGGTTGTTTACTTATTTTTCTTCTATATATAAAGACCGTCAAATCACGACAGCCTGTAATTCTTTTGAAATTCCATGTAAGCAATCAAGAATTTGCTGCTTACGTTTTTTGCTAGGCTCATGGATACCCATTGCATACTGACGCATCAGAGAAGCATTAATGCCAGCTTTCTTTGCGACACCATTTATATTCAGATATGAAAAATAATCGAAGAAAGAACCTATATCATACCGGAACTCAAACACCAATTCAGGCATTTGCTTTCCCTCTTCTTCAAGAAGCTCTTTAATCTCTTCCTTTGCTACAAAAATATCTTCCATCGCTTGTTTTGCAGAGTTGCCAAATCCGACTAGATGGAAGTCTGGAAATTTATCCACCATATAGCAAGAAAAATTCTTTTCTTCTTTACACTTTTCTACTTGTATAATTACCTTTGTTGCCATAATCCCGATTCTAAACTTTAAAAAGAGGTCTTAAACCCATATCAACGTCTTGCTATATAAGTGAAAAAATTGCTGGGCTTAAAGCCCAAGCAATCTTTCAAGAATACTGTCGTAAGTCTTTCGAGAAACTTCACGACTGCCGTGCCGTGGCACTGGACATTTAAGTTTTGTTGTTGGACTAAACCAAATGTCGTGATTACCACCATGCCGAACCACATAGCAACCTGCTTGGGTCAGCTTTCTCAATAATTGACTAGTCTTCATCATATATAGAAGAAATTAATAAATAAGTAAAAGACCTCTTTTGTCCTTAAGACAATGCAAAGATATAACTTTTTTGTTATATATGCAAATAAAAGGATAACTTTTTTGTTATATTAACCTCAATTAACAAAAAGTCTTCTACATTCACATGCAGAAGACTCTGAGTTCTTTATAACAATTGAAGCCACACGCTTAAAAGGTTGCGGCTCTATAGCTTTAACGCAGACAACACGCTTTTTATTGTACTGAAACGGCTTTTAATATCATTATAGGATGATACGGCAAACATTGGCAAAGGTCTCACATTTCCAATTATCAAAGCACCTTTGCGCAAGGACTCCTTGATTTCCTTCATTGTTTGGGTGAATCCATATTCAGCCTGTTCTTCCTTTGGAACAATCACATAGCCATCACCATAGATATTTTTAAGATAGCATTTCGTTCGCTTCAACATATCCCAACGCAATTTATCTACCAAGGTCATATAATCAAACTGTTGCTTGTCCTTCGCTTGGAATAACTTCTGGACATCCTTGTAATCATCCCAACATAAAGGGATAATGCCAAACTTTGACTTCATCCATTCATGCGAAATCAATTGACCATCTTTAAATGTAGAAAGAATTTCTTCCTCCAAACTACAAAAACTAAAATCACCAACTTTATTATTTTCCATCTTATTTCCTCTATTGTTAGCTCTCTACTAAGGAATCGAACCTTAGATTACCACCATGTAGAGAGTTCTTCTCAACCAAACTGTACCCCACCGCACCAAACTAGACCTCACCAAACTCCACCAAACTCCACCCCACTACACAAGACACTACCATATCTATTTTCATTTCTAAATGTATTATTTCTTTTCTACTTTAAACGCTCCGTAAAGCTTTCTGTAAGTACCAACATGATAGCGAAGACCTGCAATCTCAGCCACCTGTAATACTTCCTCCTCGTTCAGCTGCGTCTCATCGAACCAGCAAGTAACTTCCGTTGACCATTCTGGGAATATCGCTCTTGTTGCAGGGACTTTAACCGAACCTTTGATACCGCACGCTCTTGTGTCAACATAGGAAGTTGATGGGTCAAAATAACCCTCCTTTGTGCGCCCAACCTCAAAAAGTTCTTCCGGTGTCTTATCGTTGTCCTTGAATTGCAATACACCATCACCATAAAGGCCGAAGGAACGCTCGAACTTCTTGCCAAGCTTACGTTCTTTGGCAGCAGCTTGAAAACTACCCTCTACGTGCGACTGTGGTAACACATACTCGCCATTGCGATAGTACAAGGATGCAAGGAATTGCAATCGGCAAATCTCCAACAAATCATCATCTGTCTTTGTTCGCTTGCTAGTCAATGGCTGCAAAAGTTTCTTGTACTTGTCAAATGGATCAACTACTCTTGGATTGTGAACCATCAAAGGCTTAGTGCCTACCAATTTCAATGAAATCGTCTTCATTACTCTACATAATTATTAATTAAACACGGCAGTTTTACAGGTATGCCTCTTACCTTTGGGGCAAAACAAAAGCCCCGCCCGCTAATGTGGAAAGTGCGGACGAGGCTAAAAGTATAGAAAAGTCCGAAGACTCTTAAATTTCTTCTTATCTCAGTAACCATGCTTTCCACTTCACGGCTAAACCATTTCTGATTTCGTTTGCAAAGGTAAGCATAATTTCTGAAATACGCAAATTATTTAGTGTATTTCTTTATTCTTTTAAACTTTATTTTCTTTTAGAAACTTATTTTTAAAATTACACCTTATTTATATATGTCATTTCAAATAAATCCAATTTGTTGAAATGTTACTAAACGTATAACTTTGCTTTTTTGCCTTTTGCGGTTCTTTGTCAAAGTCAGCCGTAACAAACAAATCCGTTCCGTATAATTCCATATTCATTGCTTTTGTTCTCTCATCGCCATTATCTTCTTCCAATGGGGAAACTTTAGCCAATTCGCTATCAAAAGCATAAAGTTTAAAGAACAAGTCTCCTTTCTGTTTAGAATATTGCACCAATGCGCCATATGGCTTTTTTACAAGAACAATAGCATTATTCAACTCCCTGTATTCCTTACTACAGCTTTCTACGATTTTTTGCTGTTCTTCATTAGCATTTACACGCATCATTTCCAAATGCTTTCCTAATGAAACATATACACTATCCAAAATCTTATATGCGCCATACTTATCATAGAAGGCATATCGAGAAGAAACGGCATCTTCAAAACCGGAGCAAGGAACGATTTCATTCTTTGCGTTCATAGCCTTTTTATTCATTATAGCAGAATTCCAATTGATAATAAAATCCGTTGCTATGAAATCTAAAGAATATATCAATCTATTACTATTGAAGCGATAATCAGATAACGCCTTCTTGTAATTAGCCATTTTTTCAGCCTTAACTTGACTGAAATGGTACATATAGCCACCAATGCCGCCACCTATCACAACAATAGCTACGATGATGGCAATTATCAATTTCTTCTTCATAACTTCAATATTTTACAATATGTTTATATTATTTTCTTATTTACCTCTTAGACCCACAAGCACTTTTATGCTAACATTCAACGACTTGTATTTTTATTACAGAAGTATTGTTATTTTACTTTTCGGCTTCATTGTACTCATAATCCCAGAGGAACAACTTGCCTTTGACGTTTCTAATCGGCTCATCGAACAATTTAGCATTCTTCAAGAACCAGTGATACTGAAAATCTTCAGCAAACGCATCCGGATAAGCCTCATGGAATTGAATATCATCCAACTCTACGCTGCCGATAATGGCTGACGTTGGCAAGTCTTTGAAGTCTGGAATAACAATACCATGCTCTTGGCAATATTTCTTCATTGCGCTCTCCTGCCATCCGTCAAGTTTTTCAGGTTTGGCTTGGCTAGCATGAATAAGGAAACGACCACGGAACTTTCTATTCCATGTTCTGTTTTCAATGGTCTTGCAGCCGATAGCGATTAACCAAGCATACGGCTGGCGAATAGATAATACTTTCATAAGCTCATTGTTTTGTTGTTTACATTCGCAAAGGTAATAAAAACCTTCGAGAAATGCAAGAAAACTCTAATTTATTTTCATCTTTTCTAAAAATAATCTTGAAATAATTTGCATTCTCAGATATTTCAACACACTTTTGCTTGATGTATTCAGATAAATAACCATCAAGTATGTTTCTTCTGTACTTAAGGCGGTAAGAGGTTAGATCCTCTTCCGCCTTTTCTTTCTGATTCTGTCCCAATCCGGTTTAAGCACATCCATTGAGCCGACCATCGCCTTGTACTTGTCTCCAAGTTCACCCTCGTTCATAGATGAACGGAAAGTGTACATCTTGTATCGTTCATGCTCAGGAACATATAATCCTACCATCAAGGAACGGATACCATCCACCTCCTGCTCCGGTGCTATCAATACAAGCCCCTCGTTCATGCTTTCCAACTTGAAAATCTTTGAGGTGACAACCTCATAATAATCTAGTACATCCATATTCTTGTCTCCTATAATTAGTTTGTACGCTCAAGCACTTCAATATACTGGATAGAACTACAATCAATATATTTACGAGTAAACACTACTGTACTTCCGCTCCAAATCATAAGTGTTCTGTTCTTTGTATTGCAATTGAAAGAGGTTTCACCACCAACACTATTGAAGTCGAAACTTATATGCCTTCTGTATCATTCTCATTTTTTTCAATATTCTATTTTTAATTGCGCCAATTCATGTTGTTATGCAACTCTCATAAGGTTTGCCTTCTTGAAGCAACGCCATTCTTCTTTCTCGGTATCGAAGTACACTTGGCAAGTGTCATTCATCTTGCGACCTGCACCCTGTGTAGCTGGGATAACCTTCTCGCTCAATGTGCCGAATGCCTCACGCAAGCTGCCATCAACCTTCTGAAAGTAGAACTTCACGATGCGCTTCTTCATCTGACCCTTCAGCTTGATGTTCATCCAAGCAACCTTTAAAGCCTCGCTCATTGTGTAGCCATTCTTCTTGATGAACTGCCAAGCAAGCTTCATTACCTCACTCAATGTATTTCTTAATATAATAGCCATAATCACTATACCGTTTTACGAGTGCCGACTCGGCTGCATAACAGCAATTAATAGTTAAACTTTAAAGCCTTTATCTCTTAAAGACATTGCAAAGATAAGTAATTTTTGGATAGCTGCCAAATATTTTGAGAGAAAAATCAACATATTACTTTATTATTAACCTTTATTGTTTAATTATTACTTACTTTTTACAGATTTTAGCACATTATTACTTTATTTCTTTGTACCTTTGCGCCTAAATAATCAAAATATTACTTTATGATAAAAAGCAACATTAAAAGCGAATACCTTATTAATATAAGTAAGCGCATTAAGTATTACCTAGATTTACGCCAAATGAAGGCTAAATCATTAGCAGATGCAATAGGAGTAACCGCTAATGCTATTTCACTTATAGTAAACGGAAAAACAACTCCTAGCATAGATTCTTTGCATCAAATTGCTATTGCATTAAATGTAGAGGATTGGCAACTTCTTACAGATGAGCCATTGCAAAAGGTTCAACCAGAGCAGCCATCCGTTCCGCAGTCTCCGGCTATCATCTGCCCCCATTGCGGCAAGCCTATCGAGCTGGAGATTAATGTAAAGGAGGGGAAATGATATTCCTCTCCTTTAACTCTTCTATTCTTTCTCCTTCAAAAAGCCTATACCTGCATAAACATTACCCAACTTATACCAAGACTGGTCTAAAGTCATAATATAACTACTGAAGGATTCTTCCTCAATATCAAGGGTGAAGTCTTCATCTACATCAGGCTCTCCGTGTCTTACATATCCCTTATTCGGGGTGTATAGCAATCTATGATATGAGCCGCTCTCGCAAATATAAAGTCCGCTATTACGCCAATCGGAACTCCAAAATTCCGGTTTATTCACGTAACAAAGCATTACATCACCATCGTATATAGGAATACTATGACTTCGCTCATCCTTTTCTCCAACAAACTTTTCGCTGCCAACATTGTCAGACTGACGGATAACAGATACGATGGAGTAACCATTTCCAATAAAGTCCGCTATGTCAACATATGTTATTTGCTCTCTAAGGTCAAATTCCTGTTGGCTTCTCACGCCATCTTTCTCAAAGATTACAAGTATTCTTGTGTACTTATCACCAAAATTGACCATACTTAGAATCAAGCCGTTGTTCATGTAAGACGCATAAGCTTCTTTGGCTAGTGTTAATACACGCTCTAGATATTCCAATGGCTTGAATCTAACTAACCAAGACTGACCTTTATGCATCTTTTGCAAGTACGAATACATATTCATCGCCTCGCATTCATCTATTCCATGCTTCTTGCAGACCAACTTGAACTTATCCGGATAAACACTAGTTACAAGTCTATCCAATTCATCCATAGCTTGCATGGCTTTCAAATAATCATTTGCTTCCATTTTACTAATCTTTAAGTTTCTCAATTATATAACCACGACCTGTATAGGTACAAGACAAGCCGATATACACTAGGTGATGCAAAAGCCATCATCAGTCAAGGAAACTTTTTTCATAAGCTTACTTCTTTTGATTAAAATACTTTTCCAACTCTCGAAGAATGAACAGCCCTCCTATCTTGAAAGACTGCTCTATCACTACTCGATGTTCCTTAAATTCTTTTTGACTTCTTGAAAACCGAAACGCCTCGTTCTCTAATACAAGTACAAACTTATTAAATTCTGCATCGGTCATTTGCCATCACCTCCTTTCTTTGGGAGCAAATCATCAATATAAAGCCATTGAGTAATTTGAAGACATCTGGCTATAGCTTTCCAACTACAATCTATGTATTCTGTTCCGAATCCATTATTGTTAGTGGTTTTAAACATGATGTAACTATGACGCTTTGGCTCTTCGCTAGCAGGATGCCACAAATCCTTTAAAAATTCTTTTTGCACCCATTTAGCGCAATCCACAAAACCTTCTTTATAGCAAGCTTGCCAATATTCGGAAATAAAGGCTCCAGCCGCATGTTGCTTTGCAACTTCTTCTATTTTCTTATCATTTAACATATCTAACCCTCCACATTATTTGTAGTTCCAAGCAAGTGTTCATTGCCATCGTAAGGAATACACTGAATCCAAGGGATACCATTATCGCATCTATAGTAGAGTTCATCTTTATAACCAAACAAACTTACTTCCCATATATCATCTTCATTATCTCTAACCAACACCTTATCAAAAGGCTTGAACTCAACCTTTGGCTTCAAGCCAACAACTTCTTTCTTCTCAGCATCCCAAGCCTTGCCCTCCTTGGCGAGGGCATCAAAGAGTTGCTGCTTCTCTTCTTCAGTGGCAAGACGGTCTGAACTACAATCAGCTGTGTAGTTTTTAAATGTTTGTATCAGTTTTCCCTCATTATTAAAACTAAAACCAATATAATACTTGCCCCAACAAATATTATTTCCATTCTTCTTTTCTTTGAAGATTCTAATATTTTTTCTATATAAATCTACTGCCACTATATCCCCATCCTTGAACTCTGGTTGAGTCTTCTCTACTTCAAGGGTCTCACGATTCAGTTTACCGCCCAACTTTTCCTCGATAGTGTTGATGTAGGTCTGAGCGGCATCACCTTCTTCAATATCGAAGTCTTGTGTCATAGCAATATTACGTGTATGAGCATAAGAATATCCAGCTTTAGTTGCTTGATAGTACAGCTTACCTGTAAAAGTTGTATATGTATCATCGTTAAACTTCTCAAAGATAATATGCGAGTTATTATCTTTGTTAACCAGCACATCGCCCTTCTTCCAAGCGAACTTGCGCCAATCACGCATTTCATAAGAAGGATATAGCAACACTCCTCCATTCGGGAATGCATAAATCGTGCCATAGACAGAAAAAAAACAAAAACGCTCTTTATTATACATATCAACATAAATCGCATTTTCAGAGACCTCGTTTAGGACACATTCTCCACAACATATATCAGAATACAACTTAGTACCCTTCGGCTTATCCTTTAGGATTTCCGCTACATTAATCTTATTTCCCATATCTGACTTTTTTATATTCATTTATTCTTCACTAAAATATTTCTTAACAAACGCTCGTTCGGTGAGCCATTTTCCAAACCCCACTCTAAAGTAACGCTTTGATTTACCTTTCGCAAACCCATATTCATCACGAGGTGTATTTACACTTAGGTGTATCTTAGGAACATGGTTCACCGATACGTATACAGTTATATATTCATCCGAAAATGCCAAATGCTGGACTTCACGGAACTCTACACTCTTAAAGAACATTTCCTTCATAAGCCTTAGTCCTTATAGATTGCATCAAGAATGCTTCTGAAATTCGGATTATCAATAACGGCTTGGGCATCTTCTTTGTTCTTGAAGTAAATTGCACCTTCGTTATAATTACCACAAGAAGTAATACCATATTCGCTGGTCCGCATGATATTATGCTTATATTCTTTAGAATTCCAGTCCGGTTTCCAATCTCCATTATAGTACTTAGCTATAGTCATTAATCTAGCTAATGCGATTATCTTTCCAGCAATCATTTCAGGAACTTTAATGTCGGCAGGACAAACACCTTTATCTGCTAAAGCAGATAAGACATCCGCATAGCAGATTACTTTCTTTCTAAGCTTAATAACACCAGCTTTTAAATCACAATTCTCAATATCCACTTCCATTCCTTTTGGAATATCTAGTACTAACTTATTATCGTCTATCATAACTTATTCAACTTTCGGAAGTCCTTTCTTCCATTAAAATTAATAATCCAATAAACACCCCCATCCCCGAAGGGATGAGAAGTGTAAATCTCACCTCGAAAGGTGGTTGTGCGCCCATCGCCAATGTTATAGGATGGTTTCTTGTCCGCAGCACCGCAGCTTTCGCCACTTTTAACCACGAACCGCAGAGGACAGAACTTGGACGGACATTCTGACGTGCCTATGCATTCATCCCTAACGTAGCTCCCAATTCCATTCGGGGCTGAGGCTAATCCGCTCCAGACGATTGAATGGATAATCGATGTAGCCTAATCAAGGGCTTCCTGAACTTGAATATCTCATTAATCTTAAAGCACTACGTTGAAGATCCCTCGGTTTGAACGGATTCTTCTCCAGTATTTTATTCACATCATTTCGCATCTTGCGACTTTCCCACTTCTTTGTAAGACGCATAGCCTTTAACAAACGATGGTCTCCGGCTAGCTTTCCAGCATCCTTCTTGCCACAATAATAGCCTTGCCTATAAGCCCAATATCGGGTTTTATAGACTTGCTTCATTATCTTCTTAGCTTGTCTTATTTTCATGTCAACCTCACTTTCTATGGAAAAACGTTCCATGACACCAATCGCTGCTTTCAACATACTTATGTAGTTTAGTACATCTTCCTGCAAACATACCATTAAAATGTTTACAACGACCGCATTCCTTTATACTATCCACGACAAACAACTTCTCAACCTTGAATTTGTCAACAGAATCCGAGATTTGGACTCTTGTACCCTTACCTTTGCAACCTACCAAGATAGCGGCAACGGCAATTATCATAAATACCTTTTTCATATCAACTTCTTTTCTTCTTGACGAATCCGTCATTCATCGTAACCTAATATACTAAAGAACTCATCCATTTTTGGATTTAGATTGTTTGCCATTAACATATATGCCGGAACAGAGCGACCGATGTTGCACTCTAACTTCAATGCATGTATCATTACTGAAGCTTGATGGCTTGAAATCTTAATCCTATCCAATCTGGAAAGTATTTCGCTCTGCGAATCTGCATTACGAAACACTTTCTTGACAAGACTTTCAATGTACTTACGCTGCTTGTCCGTCATTGCTCTTATTGTGCTCAAGAGACTCAACCAAAGCCTTCAGACCATTGAAAGAAGCATTCATCAACTCCTTGCTATCGGATGAATCAAAATACCAATTGCCAATTATCTTACTGTTGTTTTCGGCAAACATCGTAATACTCGTATGAGTATTTGAAGACGACATCTGAATAGACTCCTTTGTTCTACCCATGAGGCTAGCAATCTTTGCCAACACCTCTACATAAGCATTATTCTTTTCCATATCTACTTTATATTAAATAATCAAGTTTAAAATTATCTACAAAATCACTAGTCCATTTCAAATCTGGAAACTTTAACCTAGCAATAGGATTGAAAGCAATCTCCGGATGGTCAAACTCAAAGAGATAGTCACTGCGTCCATTGTCATTGCCATCAATATGATGATAGCCTATGATTTTCTTACCCTTGGAAAATCCAAGCACATTAGCAAGATATTCATTGATTTCGTCAACTTCGCCTTCATCATTAATAATCAAGGCAACCATAACACAAGAGTTGCTATCGTTGAAATTAGCCAACTCGCTGAATGAGATAGAATTATTTTTCATAACTAATCCTCAAAGTTAAAGAATCACACAATCACAACCTTTGATGTTGCGAGTCTTTGCCTCGTTGATAACATTGTCAAGCAGCTCATTCGAGAAGAGGATAGCTTCGTCTCTTCTACGAACCAAGATAAAGTACATGCCGTCCTTTACGTAATCAATATAATACTTTGTTGATTTCATTTCTAACTTACAGTTTTTGTGGTGTGTCTCACCATTTTTAATTAGTAACCTTTATTTCTTAATTACGATGCAAAGATACAAAGAATATTCGAAATATGCAAATTATTTAATGTGTTTCTTTTAGTATTTAATATACTATAATAATACGGACAGATAATTTGCTGATGTTAACACAAAAATCCCCACCACTACATTATTATATATAGTGATGGGGCAAACATTTAAAACAAAATAGCATTATGGATTTCTACGATTACTATCAAACTAAATCGTCAACATAAGCCCATTTATAGATGGCGTTTGACTTCGTGAACTTCTTCCACCATTCCTCGCCCAAGAAATTCAGATGCTTGAAACGCTTGCGAACCTTGGTAAGACCGACAATGCGTCTGTTGTGCTCAGGTAATTCTTCTACCGGATGCCAAGCACTATCCTTTTGGCATTTCATTCCCAACTCCAAGGCTTGTTTGGCTATCTGCCTTGCACCTTGACTAAAGTCTATCTTATCTATCAATAATTCTAAGTCCATAATCAAATAACTTTTATGTTAACTTTGTCTTCAAAAAACGCTTCTAGCACTTCCTTGGCTTTTGCATCTGCTTCATCCAAGTCTTTGCATATGACTACTTGAACACCATAACCTATAGGGTTACGCAATTCATAACTACCATCAGCCTTAACCAACCGGAGGAAAATATCTCCACCTTTGAAGCGGTACGAATATCCTTCAGTTGCCTCGTTCCATTGTCTAACTATGTTCCTCACCGCCATAATATTTTTGCACTTTTACCAATGTAGCACTAGCACCCTCAATATAGGCTGCGATAATGACATTTCTATATAGCTCACTATTTTCCTTATCAATTCCTACCAAGCCTTCTGTTGATTTCAAAGGCTCAATTGTAAATTTATAAGCCTCCTCTACTATCCAGCTAGGAACTCCATTTGAAATCAAATTCTCACAATACTCATTCATAATTTAACCTTTTAAAATTAGTGGATGACAAGGGATTTAAACCCTTGTTGGTGTCAATACCTCCCCCAGTGACCTGGTACACGGAATGTTTAATCAAGAAATCCGCTCCAAGTTTGCGAGGGTCGCATTGCTTTCAGTTGCCAATGCCACTCATCCGTTTGTCAGCGACAGATGCGAATTTGAAGACTATGCACCATTCCCAACCTTGCCCAAGGGTTTCTGTCGCTGACTTATGGGCTTGTGCCAATGGCTGTCGCCAAATTTTAAGTGTTCACATCTTACGATGCGGTATTAACTATCTCCCTGCCCAAGGGAACAACCATTAGCGATAGGCTATTTGTAGTTATGAAACTTCAAAATAAAGCCGTGTGACTCCTAAGTTTACAATCCCGCCCCCACGCTGGGCATCACACGGCTTTGAGACGTGGGTATTTGGTAGATTATGGCTTTCCTACCTCGTCTTTCTTATATCATTCCGCTGCCATCCTGCCGCCCAGTCTACCGGAGCTGCATTACAACAGTGAAAAGATGTATTCACATTATACAAGGCAGCTCTGAACTCATCCAATTCTTCTGCCGTGAACGGACAATCCTTGTTTACTCGCCTTGTCATAATTTCACCACCTTATAGCCAAGCCGACTTGCAAGATCAAGAAATACGTAAAAGTCTTCCTGTGCAAGTTCTGTTCCTGATACCACTCCATTCTCTATAGTGAAGTAACGCTTTGTATTGTAAAGCGTATCCTCCAAGCAATAAGTTTCTTTCATTTCTTCTTTCTAATCAATAGTAAACAACCTTTCGACTGGTCTCTTTGTAATATTCGGGTTAATGGAATTAGTTACTTCCTTTTCCCAGACACATCTGAACTCTTGCGGCATCTGATACTCGCTGATAAAGACCTTATGTCCTCTTCTAGCCATTTCCATGCACCAAATATAGAAACTTTCATAATCGAAGTTCTTTGATACATCATACTTTTTCGTAGCTTTGTAAGGTATATCGCAATACACTATACTCCTTTCCGGTATCACAAGTTCATCATAACTGCCGCTATAGAACTCAACACCTTTAATGAGAGGCACATCACGCATTGTATTTTCTATCTGCTCCCTTATGTAATCCCTTGCCTTTCCGTTCTTGCCGACAACATTATGTCCGCTATAGCCACCATCAAAGAAGCGACCATTAAAGCTTGCCATGAAGCCGACTAGTCCTACACCAGCTTCGGTAAAGAAATTATTCTTTCCGTGATAGCAGTCTCGTGCCTTGTCATACGTCTCCTTGCTAATATGACTGAAGACAAATCCTCCATCCTGAAGATGCTTCCACATTTCGATAAGATACCTATTCTTATCGTTGGCAATCCTGCGATACGTGTCCGGAACGTTCTCAATAACGCTACAGCCACCACAGAAAGCATCTACAAACGTATCATGTTCCTTGTCCAGCATAATCGGCAATATTTCATGCACGATTCTAGCCTTACTACCCATGTACTTCATCCTATCAACTTCTTTATCATTTTAATACCTCGGTTGCCAAATTTTCGCTCAACAACCTCATTGTAACTAACTCCATCAATGGAACACTCATCCGGATAGCGTTCTTCAAGCCAATCCGAAAACTTCAGTAAGTTGAAGACCAACTCTCTTCTCGCTAAAAGAAACCGCATATCTATGAACTTTCCAAAGTTTTCCCCAAAGATTCGCTGAAATTCATTACCTATCGCCAATAACTCATTTGGGTCTATTTCCATCAGCTTGCTTTCTTTGATGTTGTTCTCTCCAAAGGGAAGTCACTCTTCATAAAGTCATTAATCCCTATGTAAGTCCGCTGCAAATCCTTCTCATCGCCTTTTAAGTCTTCCGTTGCATTAATAGCAGCCTCATTTAATGTCTGTTCGTCAAAGACACCTTTTCTCACCTTGTCGAAATAAGAAAGAATTTCTTTGGTCATCAAATGGTCTGCCAGTCTCTCGAAATCCTTATCCATCACTAACGCCATGAAGTCATAGGAGTTTTCAAAAGCAAGTATTGGGGCAAAATCCTTGAACGCTTGCATTAAGTTAACGGGAAATTCTTCAAACAGCTTACGTATGATATTCTCATAAGTGCCCAAACAAAGGTTAGTGAGATTATAAAGGATAATTGCATTCGCATAAACTCCCGATTTTTCACCAATTCCTAAGTTCTGTAACCTCACCGCGATCTTATCTCGCAACTTATACAAGTCTCCACTAATCTTGTCATAGAACGTCATTGCGAATTCGTTATTAAAATCTGCATTAGGAACATAAGCGTCATAATACTTAACCACCTTGCGAAGATTCTTCTTGCAGTCCACCCACTTCTTCTTAACTTCAAACCTAACGCATTTCTTCTTCAGAATACTCTTTTCGATTTTCTGAATGAAACACTCTGCCAATATCATTTCGACATAGACATACTGCTGTAGATAGGCTCTGGTAACAACCATAACCTTATTTACTTCGGTTTCGGACATTTCATGCGGAACACTGATGATTGTCTTCTTACCACCGACATCTAACAGAACTCTTCTGAAACAATTAACACTAGACATGATGTTTTCTGTTTGAATATTCAACGACCTTGTTATAGCACTCTGTTCTTACCAAATCCTCGACCTTATTCAATGTGCAAACCTCGTGGGTATCATTCATATTGACTTGTGGGCAGCAAATCTGATAAAAATACTTTGTCCTGACGGTGAAACCAAACAACTTGATTTGTTCTCTGATTACCCGACCAGACACCACCTTATCAAGTTTCTTCTTTCCTTCAAAGAGATTCAAACTTTCCTCTCTTCGATATATAATATCGGTCATAACCGAAAAAATCTTTCCGAGCATAACTATTCCTCCAAATTTCTAAGTGTCTCCATACTCTCATCATTTTCAGCATCATAGCCGATATGATACTCGCTACCAATTCTTGCACCAACATATATCTCTTCTGCATCTAAGATGTAGTGGAACATCTGTTCACGTACCTTTCTCTGCTCTTCATTCAATTCGAGCATATCAAAGCACTCTTCTTGTAAAGACTTATATGGATTCGCCCCCATATATGCTACATAAGCCAACTTGCCTTCCTGGTGCAATGGTCTCCACTTCTCCCACCAATGGTTGCGGTATTCCAAGATACCCCTTTCTACTCCATCGGCACAAACATGTTTAACTATTCGTATTCTCATATTCAATCCTTTTATTTATATTCTACCAATTTTCCTCCTCTTTTAAAGCTTCAAACTTATCCTTCATAATAGAATTGGTCTCTGTCCAAAAAACTATGATAACCTTTTTTACATCAACCCCTTCTCCTTGTGCAATATCCTTTGAGGCCTTAACGAAATCAAAATACCCTTCATCTGATTCTAAAATTCCGACGGAATACGCCATACGTCCATTCTTGATGAATCTTGCGGAAAAATAAAAGTATCTTTTCATCGCAGTAACTCCATAGTAAATGCGTTACGCATCGGCTCTACGATGCTTGTGTACAAACTCTTCTTGTCTTCCGGAATATCATCCGGTGTAATAGAGAACATCAACAAGTAAGACATCGGAATCCCAAACACCTTACAAATTGCATCAATCTTACTTTTGCGTGGAAACGTTCTTCCGGTTTCCATAAACAACATATTCGTCTCGCTACAACCGATAGCCTTAGCCAGTTGTCGTTGGGTCAAGCCCTTGCTTACCCTAATTGTCTTAATCGCCTTTCCTAAATCCATTTAACCTCCTATTTTAATTTTTCAAATCTATTCTTAATTGCAATCATCGCATCCTTGACTCCATCCTTATATCCAACAGAATACAAGGAACAATCCTCTTCGCTCGGCTTTCCGGTTTTTGATTTCAAAAACTCTTCTATCTCACGGAAGCCATGTTCTAAGAATCTAAGGAACATCGCATTCTTCGTGATAGCTGGTCGTAGGGTATCTTTACACCAATCCCATCCATCACCATATCCCAAAGTGAAATTTGAATTGCTACCATATCTCACTTTTGGTTCTTCAAGCCATTTTTTTAAAATTTCTTTCTTTGTCATTACCACCAGTTTTTGAGGTGTGCCTCACCTTTCCCTTATTAGATTGGCGAAGAGGTTTGCCTCCTCGCCAAAATACCGATTTAACTTCTCCTGAAGAGTATGGGCACTAAGCCCAGATACTCTTATAACGAATTTTGTTCGTTGTATAATCGTTCAAGTCAAACTTAGTAGAAAGCTCGATAGCTGCTTGTTTAACTTCATCCAAAGTATGCAAGTCATTTCGCTCATCCATTGTCTTACCATGCTTACCGCAAACCCAAATGGAAAAAGACTTTTTATTGTCCTTGTCAAAAACTGCATCTGCACAAAGAGCATTACCATTGCGCTCTAAAGCATGGTGCAAATTATCAATCAACTCTTCAACCGAATTGTTTTCGGTCTTCTCGAAGAACTTTTCGATACTTGGAAAAATCTTGTAGCAATCATTTGATGTAATCATCATGTCTTACAGTTTTTGTGGTGTGTCTCACCATTTTAATTAATAACATTTGTTTCTTAATTACGATGCAAAGATACAAAGAATTATTGTAATATGCAAATAATTTAATGTGTTTATTATTCATATTAATATATTTTAATCTTACTATATAGAATCTACTATTTGTTTTGCAGTTTTTTACATTTCGTTCTCTTTCAAATACCCCTGTTGTCTATTACCTTTAACTTTAGTTTCATCTTACTATGTTCTTTAACGTGTGCCTCACGCTTTGTAGTTTTTGCATCTTGCAGCAATTTCTGTCAGTCTCTTCCCTTGTACTTTCGTAGTGCTACCTTTCTTACATTTCAAAATATTTCCTGTACTTGTATTTTGTATTTCCAAAAAATGGGCGCAACAAAAACAACTTCTAAAATTCTTATCCATTTGACATTTCCTTTTTAAGTTTCTTTCTATTAGCCAAGAACATTACTATCTCTTCAAAGTCATCGCAATTCAAGAGTATTTGCCCTGCCTGCCACTCCATGGCTTTCTGCTTTGCATCCTCCATGCCCTTTGCAAAGAATGTGATTTGCTTGCCTTGGCTTCGATTCTCTGCCGTTACTTCAAGTGTTCCGAATTCAAGTTCGGTAGTGTTTATACAGAGACCTTCATCAAAGAGCCTCTGTAGATAATTAAAAAGGTTACTCTTTTCCATTTTTCAATCTTTCATTTTCCTCCTTCAATAAATCATTAATCTCCTTGCGCTTTGCCCGCATGTCTTCAAACCATTTGCTCGGTGTTCTTGGACATCCTATGAGCCAATGATCGAAGTTTGGAATAGGCAAATTGAACTCACTAGCTTCAATCGTATAATCGTACCACTTCAACAACTCTTCTTCAGGAGCTTCCTTGGCAATATCAGTTACAATAGTAGCCATATCGAAAGTTAAATCACCGCAATTGGCTATTCCACCTGTATCAATCCAATATGTCTCCGGATTATCCAATCCGTAAAACTCATGCTTCTCACAAAATGCCTCCAAGTAAGCATTGCAAGCATTCTCGTAATCTTTCTTTAATTTTTCCTTATCCATAATCATAAATCATTAAAAAGTTTCTTAACCTCGCTCTTCTCCTCCTTTGAATGGGAGCACATCACAACTTGCGCTCTTTGATTGTGTCTTACCTGCCATTCGCAAGTGTTGCATCCCAAGTCACCTACCTTATTAACAGCATTGGTGTATCTGCCTTTCTCACCATAGGGGCAATTGGTAACGAAATCCTTTCTTCCCCAGATGTACTCATCTATCTTGTATGAGATAGCATTTGCTTTCTCCTTTTTCTCTTTATTATTCAAAAACATCATATCATCATTATTTAAAATAGACATAGCTGACCATCATCAGCGACCTTAACATTATTCTCAGGAAACCAAAGTTCCTCAAATATTATCTCCATGCATGCTACAACAATAGAGTTTCCTGCAGCTTTTTGAAGACTTGACTTTGACACTCCACTTTCAAGCATCCGGTCTATGTATTCTTCGTCAACGTTCATCAAACGGAAGAGTTCTCTCGGAGTCAAACGCCTAATGCGTAACCTTGTCTTTCCAAGCACAACCAAGGAGTCCTTGCTCGCAGATGTAATGGTATTAGCTATATTCTTTCCAAACTCAACCTTTGGACTATGCTTTTCGCCTTTTATCCACTCCCCTTCAGAACGAGTCCTTATAGCTGCACCCATAGGCTCTTTCCATTCATTTGGTACAAATTTCTCTTTACATAGCAGAGCATCGCTCAAAAAGTACTTTTCGTCCACATTTTCCTCCAAGACATCAACCAAATGTTTCTTCAGCTTTGTCTTTCTCGGAAAATGATAATCCATCTTATCACCATCATTTCGTATAGAGAGCATGAAGACACGTTTTCTGTTCTGAGGAACACCGCAGTCGGCAGCATTTACCACCTTTGCATAATTGGCATATCCGTATGATTCCAGCTCCTTGCGCCACTTGTTGAAGAACCCGATGAACTTTGTTTGAACCAAAGCCTCTACATTCTCCATTAAGAGGTATTTCGGTCTCTTGGTAATAATGGCGTTTCTTGTGAACCAAAGGATAGAGGATCGTGTATTGCTTCCCTCCTCTATTCCTTTCTGTTTTCCAGCTTGCGAAACAGACTGGCAAGGTGTTGAATATGTCAGCAAGTCAAAGTCTTTAACCTTGCTCCAATCTATCTTTGTCATATCACCGAAATTCTTTCCGGACAGACTAGGAAAGCAAGCATTATGCAAGGCTATTGCACTTGGCTCTATCTCAGACCATCCGATGCACTCGTAATCGAAATCAGAATATTTCTTCTTCAGTCGCTCCAAAGCCATCAGTTGAGAGTCATATCCGGCACATAGTTCAAATGTCCGTATCTTCATTTCTCTAAGCTTTTGAATTAACTCTTAACCCTGCCTTTATCTCGGCAGCTATTCTTCCTTCGTTTGCCAATCTGTCGCAAAGCTCATTGTACTCAACACCCGAATGGCTCTTCACCTTGCGCCAAGTGATGTGTGCTACATGAGCGGAATGCTTTCTAAACTTCTCCATCAAGTCTAAGTTCTTGTGTGCAGAATAAACACCGCTCAAAGTCTTAAGTGCATATTGGCTATCACTATGAACCGTCACAACCGCACCTTGTGGGCAATGACCAACACCACAGATGATTGCCAAAAGCTCCATACGGCTAATTGTCGTGTCTATAGTTCCGTAGTTTCCCTGCTTATACACCTTGCCTTCGTGTAAAATCACATAGGCAGCACCACCAGTGTACTTTCTTCGCTTGGTATCAGTCCTAAGTACCGCAGAACCATCTGTCCACACTTCGTAGCAGTCGTGCATCTTCTCTTCCTTGGTCTTGAACTTGAAACCATGCTTGCGGTATGTCTGGCTCGGATTCTTCAAGGAATTCCATTTCTTGACCAAATCCTCCCATTTCTTAGGGACTTTACCGCTTGGCAGCAACCATCCGACATCATCAAAGCGACCATAAAGCCACTTTAGGTTGTCTTTCATAAAACCTGCCATCGAGCAATACATTGCAAACTCTTCATAAGTTGGTTTTGCAACGTTTCTGTGCTCATCGCCCTCTTTCTGTTTTCTTTCTCCCATAGCTTCTTTCTTTTCCTTGTTTCTTTAATCAACCTCACACACGCATGAGTAGTTTATATACGTAAGTGAAATATACTACGTATATTCCCCTTACCTCTACAAGCTCCCTTACGCACGCAGGTTATTTATAGATTCTCTCTCTACTATTATTACGTTCGATTTTTTACCCACTTCATCTTTCGCTCAATAATTTTTGGGTTCGTTCCGCTCTTCGACTTAGATACTTGGCTCTTTAGAACTTTGTATTTGTTTGCGCATCGTAATTGCCCCTTTCGATATTTTGCCGAAATGATGATTAGATTTCCAAACGCATCATAGTAATGCCAATTATTAGTACAAGCACATGCGTCTATTCCGACTTCTGTGCATTGAACTATTTTTTTTACGGCACCAGACTTGACAAGCTTCTTGATAGTCTTCCCTACTTGGTATCTAGTCGAACAAGTATCTTTCATCATTCTGGCGTATGAATAACTTGTGTACTTTTCATTGAATGGTCTTTCCAACATACGAGCTTCCGTTTTTTTGGCACTACGTACACTTTTAATCGTATTTCCATTGACGGCTCTACAATGCGTATTGGAGACATTTTCAATGACATTGATTTTGTTGCTCACAACGACATCACACAAAAGACTTCTCAACTGAGGCAAGGTTAGTTTGGTTATCTCGCATCGTCTTGTCTTGTAGCTGTACTGGAAACTGTCATACAACCTGTTCGCTATGATTCTCTTCACACCGAACTTATTAGTTTCGATTCTACAATATCCAAATTTAACTGATAAATCCAAATATTGTTTAAAATCTTTCTTGTTGTAGCCCATCACTTTAGCTGCTTGGTTTGTAGATCTAAAATGAAGGTCTGATGCACGGAATAGAAATTTTATCTTTAAGGCAAAACAAAATCCCACCAAGCGATTCTTATCGCCTAGTGCAATTTTAGCTTGCTTGATACCAATTCTAATCTGATGCATAATAACTCGTTTCCTTATTTGTTTAACTTATCTGTGTTTCGCCTACTCCAACGATTATAGCCCATTGCTAACCTAGAGCTATCTAAGGATGTTTCAACTCAAAACAAGGATTCTAAAAAGAAATCCTTACCCTTCATTCGTCTGACCCCGAAATCTAGGTAAGGATTATCGTAGTATGGCTTTCGCCACTGGAAATCTTATTGATTCTTGTAAGCGGGTCAGCACCAACAAAGCACGTTGCAAAGTTACTAATTTATTTTCAAGCTGCAAGGGTTTTAATGTGCAGAATTGCAGGTATTATGCTTTCTTAACACAGAATGCCATATTTAGTTACATATACAAAACTATAAATGCATTAAATCGCTTGCAGTTTTGATATTTCACACTCTAATGCATTTTCAAGATATAAAAAAAGAGCAACCACCATCACTGGCAGCTGCCCCACAAGTTGTTACCTAAAAACCAATCTAAAACCCTAATAACTAAAAAACAACCTAATGAAAAAACTTTTTCTTGTATTTTACCGTGAGAAAGAAAATCATTGCTACCAGCGTCAAGGAAACGACCCAAAAGGAAATCATTCCGAATTTCCAATAGAATAAGTCCCATCCCGCCAAGTCTTTCTCGATATATTCCTTTTTGGTCTGGACAATACTCAACTCTCTGTTGAGACTATCCCTCTGAGCCTTGTATATACTTGCTCGCTCTGCTATCTCCTTATAATGAATAAGGCTATCACGAACCTTGGATAGTTCCTTGCTATCCCTGTATCTAATCTCTATGTGAATAGAATCCTTACCTAGCACTTTACCACTCTCATCTACCCTTGTCTTGACATCATCCTTTATGTATGTGGAATCCTTAACCTGCTTTTCGGTCTGCTCCCAATGGTAAGAGAGTAAGCTATCCTGAATGAGCATGACCCTTTCATTGACGATAGAGTCCCAGTGAGCATAAGTAGTAGTGTCTCGCACCACCTTTTCCACTTCTACATATCTCGTTGTCCGGCATCCGTACATCATCAGCATGATGAAGAAACCTACCAATATGGTAACGAGCCAACGCCACCAATCAAATCTTAGTTGCATATCAACCTCCTTTTTGAGTGCAAAGGTACAAATAAAAACTAACAGGAACTATTTTTTAGTCCTTATTCTCTTTTCCAAAATTTCAAAAGTGAAGAAAAACCACCACCCAATTAAGGATGATGATCTTGATAATGCCTTAGTTGAGCCTGTATCTCGTAAGATTACCAAGTGATTAACTTTCCGTTATTACATACGAGCTTTCCGTATTGTATATTTCCAACCCTGCGAAGCCATCCATGCAGGTTCACGCTTTGCTTTTGGTCATTGTTCACAATCGCATTGAGAAAGGCAATTCGTGACACCTTCAGCTTATCGAACAACGCCCATTGACCTTGTTTGTATGAATTGATAGCAGCTAAGGTCATATTACCCATGATGCCATCAGCTTTTGTTCCTACGATAGTTTGAATCTTTTGTACAGCTCTGCTTACTCCACTATTATAAGCAAAGTCAACCAAGAGATTAGCCACCGACTGGTTGTTGATTTGGTCAGCTTTGCAAGCATCCCAATAATATTTCTTGAAGATGTGATGCCATTGTTCATCGGTTATCTTCTTCAAGTCCGATGCGGTCTTGTTTGCTCCATACACTTTGCGGAACGTCTCTAGGGTAACGCCTTTCATTGTTTCGTTTCCCCTATCACTCTTCTTGTTAGAATAACCACCCTCGAATGAGAGGATGAATAGTTTTAAAATACTTGAATCTGCCATAGTCTATTTATCGTTTTCGCTTTGATGTTCGCCACGTTCCCCTATAGTCTTGGTAATGCCAGCCGTGACGAACAAACTAGCCACACTACCAACAAATGCACTTAACCCCATCAAATCGGTCTTGATAGTCCCATAAGTTACCACTTCCCACACTAAGATAAAGCAGACAACCAGGAGCATCAAGAAACCTATCAAAGTAACGGACACTAAAAAGAATGCCTTGCTTGAATGTCCGCTATTAACTTGTATGAGTAATTTCAGATACTTTATCATAATTTAATCCTCCCTATCACGATATATCGCATCTTCTTCCTTTTCAACCAACGATTCTAAGGATTCTCGCTTTCTTGGTGGGGTTCTAAGTTGACATCCATCCTTGATGCATCTATTCCATTGTGCCTCATGCAAGGCAAGCTTCAAATCGTTCTTCTCGTCCCTAAGATTGCGTATCGTAATTCTGTATTGGTTGATTTCCTCATACAATTCATCTACTTTACTATTAAGATTAACGGCCGACTCGTTGGAACGTTCATAGAGAGCCTTCCACTCATCGGCATATGATGAAATAGTCTTATTCTCTTCCTGTGATGCGAGTGCCGCCTCCTTTCGTTTTCTACTATTATAGTACAGCAACGTGGAGATAACTCCCGATGCGCAAAGAAGATTAATTCCCGTCTGTATTAATTGAATAGTTTCCGCTGTCATTTCCTTATGTTTTTTGTTGCAAAGATAATCATTAATATATAATAATGTGAAAATAATCATACCGGATAACTACACAATTAATTTTTGTGCAAATAATCAAATTTTTCTTTAAACTAAGTTATAACACATTAAAATATTTGCTCTATCAATAAAATCTCATTACCTTTGCAAATACAGGTGAGTCACACCATAAAAAACTGAATAAAAATGAAGATAATAGAACAAGATACAATAGACATCATTAAGGCGCACGTAAATGAGCGACCAAGATATAAGTTGGCACAGAGAATGGGTGTCAGCGTAAAATTCCTATATAAGATATTGCACGAATGCGATTGTAATTTTGAGCACAAAAGATTTGTTCCACAACCCAACCAGAAACGTGACGAGCAAATCACAAAGCTTTATCCTGACCATTCAGTCAAAGAGATTGCCGAGATTGTAGGGTGTCATCCATCTACAGTAGGAAAGGCTGCAAAAAGACTAAAGCTTACTCATTCGAAAGAAACTATAGAAAGACTTAAAAAGAATAGTTTGGCAAACTTAAAGAAAGCGTATGAGAAAGCAATAATAAATAAGAGGGTAAAAAGTTGGAAAAGAACTATGCGTGCAGAAAAGCTCAGATTTATGTCCTGCATTCCGCAGAAAACGAATCTTAGATTTTCAGAGTTACCTGCAAAAGCATATCACGCCAAATACAATCTCATTACGAAACATGGGTATTTCGGTTTTGAAGGCGAACCTTATATCTTGGGTTATGACCGGAATACTCGTAGGATGGATGAGGAATACTACAAGAACAAATATGGATTTTCTTTTGAGGAGGACGAAGAATGCCAAGAAGATTGACACAGGTACAGATGGACTACATCAAAGCCCATATCAATGACTACCCACGAAAGGAAGTAGCCAAGGCTGCTGGTGTAACCTTACATACATTATATAAGTATATCACTATTTTAGGTGGTACGAAAATAGACAATAAATTGAATAATGAGACTATCCGTAAAATCTCCGACATGTACCAAACGATGACGGCAAGAGAAATATCAGAAGTAACGAATATTCCTCAATCGACAATTTTAGGACAGGTCAGTAAGCTTGGATTGAAACATAACGCAGAAACGGCAGACAGAATTCGCAAAGAGCGTAACAAGTCTTTGAGAAACTATTGGAATAAAGAAAAGTATGCCAATAAAGGCAGAAAGCTGCATATGCAATATAAAATGGACGAACTTAGAGTGTTGTCGGGTAAGCCTCAAGAAACAAGGTTAAGAATAAGAAAACTCTCCCCAAAGGCTTTGAATGCGAAGATGTATTTGCGAAAGTCTTATAACTATTTCTACTCTAAGGGTGAGCCGTTTATTCTCTGCTATGACTCCGAAACGAAAAGACATCCGAAAGAGGAATACTATACACGAAAGTTTGGCTTTAAATTTGTGTGCGCTTAGTTTCCGTTTGCAATTCCGTTTGCATTTTTTGTTTTCTGCAAACGGAATTTGCAAACAAGCCTTTGTTTTTTCGACCATTCGAAAGTATGATATTACCTCCTATCACCTTAACTACTTGATTATTAGCGAATAAAAGAAAGTTTGATAGAGTTATTAAACCTTTTGCTTATTATTCGTAACTTTGCAGCCGTAACGTTACATAGAGTTAGTTTAATTAAGGTTTAACACAAAAAGATTATTCTTATGGAGACATCAAAAACTTATGTTTTTAATCCAGAGGGTTCAGGTAACAATGGAGGAATGATGAGCTTGATAGCTCCTTTGCTCCAACAGAGAGGCGTTGACCCAAACGTTCTTCTTGCGATGAAGGGTAATAACGGATTCGGCAATGGCGATGGTTCTTGGTTCATTTGGCTGCTCTTTATCCTTTGCTTCTGTGGTTGGGGCGGTAATGGTTTCGGCTTTGGTGGTCGTGGCAATGGCGCAGGTCTTGCCAATGAAATCAACAATGACTATGGTCGTTCCTTGCTTATGGATGCAATCGGTGGCAATCGTAATGCACTCAGTAATCTCGCAACTCAGCTCAATTGTACTGAAGGACAGATTCAGCAAGCAATCTCTGCCTTGACAACCCAAGTTCAGAACGTGGGCAACCAAGTAGGCATGAGCGGAATGCAAACCATCAACGCTCTTCAGCAAGGTAACATGCAGATTGCATCACAACTCGCTGATTGCTGCTGCCGTGTAAATAACAATATTACGGCTATGGACGGAAACGTCAAGTTGGCTATGTGTCAGCAGACTGGCGCTTTGCAGAATGCCATCAACAATGTAGCCGTAAGTCAGGAACGAGGCTTTTCTAATGTTGCTTTCGAAACCAAGGGGCAGACATGCGACATTTTGAATGCTATTAAAGATAGTACTCAGACCGTAGTTAATGGCCAACGCCAAGCAGAACTCAGAGATATGCAGGACAAGATAGACCATCTTCGTGAAGAGAATGGAACTTATAAGTCTTCTGCCATGACTTCTCAGATTGTAGGTCAAGCTATGGCACCTGTCAACGCTATGTTGGCTGGCTTGCAAAAAGAGGTAGATGGTATCAAGTGTAAGTTGCCGGAGACCGTGACTACTCCTTACAGCCCATTCACTGCAGTTCCTAACTGCGTGGCTTATCAGGCTGGCTTGTATGGACTGAATGCTGCCAACAATGCAGGATTCTGGGGTTAAAGAAAGGAGGCTGCTATGTTATGGTTAAGACCTTACACTTGGGTAAATCGTAATGGCTCGGCAGCTATCGCTTCTACTGGCGTGAAGGTGAATACTTCCGATGTGGTGTTCACCTTCAAAAACCACGCTTTCGTGAATACCAGCTACAGAGGAACGATTTTCGTAAATCTGCGTCAGGCTATTCCGACAGGAACGACTGGTACGCTGCCTATCCTTTTCGAGACAAACGGAGCGACACAAGCTGTAACTAAGTTCAACGGCAATCCTTTGACGGTAGCCGACATTGCAGGAACTGGAGTTTATCAGTTTTGGTTCGAGCGAGATACTAACACCCTTCAGCTAATGACGGGTATTGTTTAACAATTAACATTACAAAGCTATGTTTCAAGGACTTCGACCTAACAGCATATTCTATGTGCTTGACAAGGGTGAAAACCCAAGTCTCAAAATCGGACAGGTTGTGTCGGTCAGTAACCCACAACCTAAGTTCCCAACATATACTCCTGGGCAATTCAACCCACAACCAATGGAGACTACCGTTGATGTTGTCGTGAAATTGCCGAATGAGCAAATGGAGTTCAAACAACTCCCATCCAATATGCAAATCGCAAACTCAGAGAACCTCGTGGTTTCTGAAAGTCGTGAAGCCATGGATGCAGAAGTTGAGGCTATGTATCGGCATTCTAAGGAGATTGTGGAAAGCGAGTCATACCACAAAAAGGTTATGGAAGAGTGCGCAAAGATGCGTGCCATCTTGAATCCACAAATAGCCAAAGACAGACAACAGGAAGAAGACATCAATAACCTCAAAAGCGAGGTCAGCGGAATGAAGGGAACTTTGACCGATATTAAGTCTATGTTGTCAATGGCTTTGGAGAAAGTTAATACAAAAAAGTAAATCATTATGGGATACATGATAGAAATTACCGAAAACAAGGTAAATGAAATGTCAGAACTTGTAGAGAAGATGCTTAAGTATGGTGGTAAACTCATGCACTGCATTGATGAAATGGGTGATGACAAGTATGGACGAATGGGTCACAGAAACCCAATGCCGGATTACCGAGACAATTGGGATGACGATGAAGACCGCTATGGTGAAAGACATGGTGGTCGCAGAGGTGGCGGTTATCGCTATTAGTATTACACTTTGAGGTGGGGAGAAATCTCCACCTCCTTAAAAATTTCAGTTATGGGAAGATACAAAATACCACTTGATGCATACGACATGAAGCCCGAAGGAATGATTGCATACCTTCGCTATAATGGATGGCACTTCAATAAAAAGATGTGTGATTGGGCTATCACCTTAATGCGTAAGACAAACGCAACGACAGGCAAGTTAGAAAGAGTAGAACCTACAGAAAAAGACACTGTGGAGGAACTCCTTAAAGTCAACAACGTAAAGTTGGAGAATGCTGACAATTACGATTTTGTCTATGTCGCAAACATGGCTAGAGCCGATTTCTTTAAGTCCTCTTTAAAGGATGAAGCTGCTTTGGCTCAATTTATTAAGGATATGGTGGATGACCCAGACCAAGAGGATGGATTCATTTTCAATAGATTTTATGCCGATTGCAATCATAACGGTATCGGCATACCATGGGATGATGTATTATGATTAAACAAGAAATTTACTTAGAGAAATATGATTGGAATGTGATTGTATGTCATGTTGTTAATCAAGAAGAGGTTGATGAGGCTATAGATGTACTAAGTTCCATTGATTGTAAAGGGCAACCATTGCTGGATGCATACGACCACATCTCAACCAATTCACCAAACAAAGGCTTGACATACACAAATGTTTCAAAGAACACAAGTGTCGTCCTTATCTGTAAGTCAACATCTGAAGGCGAGTATATAAACAGCCTCACACATGAAATGTTCCATGTAGTTGCACATATATGCAACCATCTGGGAATAGACATGCAAGGCGAAGAACCATGCTATCTCATGGGATGGCTTTGCCAGTCTATATTATAGAAGATTTCCTTATAAGTTTAACTTGGCGGGCAGACCTTGGATTTTTCCATCTGCCCTCCTATAAAATTACAAGAATATGAGTTGTTCTAGCATTAAAAATTATCTTTTCGAACGTTATAACGAGGATTACAACGTTCTTTCCGAGAATGAAAATCGAGTTATCATCACATTTGATGATTCAGACTTGTCTGTACTAGTGAACAAGAAGGAGAATAAAATGTTTATTCTTGTTCCATTAACTAAGATGCATTCATTTGAGTTTCATCCAAATTGGCTATTAGTAGATGGAGAACGTATTAATAGCAATTTGTTTTGGCAGGAATGTGGCAACCAAGTAATAGAGTACCAAGGCGATGCTCCTATGGCGATCAAGGAAGATTCTATTACGAGAATTATTAAAGATTTCATTAAAAACAGATAACGTTTTAAAATTTTCATTAATTTATTTGCAAGGCTGTCTTTTTTGTCGTATCTTTGCATTACTAAAAAGGTGAGACACACCATAACAACTGTGTTTTTTCGAACTCTATATTAGAAAACATACCTATTAAACAACAATATAGAAAGCAAAGATATGACAGGAAAGGGATATTTTATCAAGAAAAAAGTATTGTTCATAGATTTAGATGATACTATTATCAAGACTATTTCAGGAAACAAATTTCCAATAGATGTGACAGATTTCAAAATCCGTAAAGAGGTTTTGGATAAGATTGTAGAGGTGTTCCCTACTCTTTACTATGTGGAAATAGTTTCAAACCAAGGAGGCATCCCTCAATTCGTTGACGAACAGGACTTCATAGGAAAGATAAAAGCGATTGAAAGCTTTATGCAAAAATATCTTCGCAATCATACCGGACGAAATATCTTCGTCAACTCTATGTATTGCCCATCGCATGCAGAGATAGGAATGAGAAAGCCAAATACTGGAATGCTTGAGTCGTATTCTTCTTGGAAGAAAAGTGAGCTGATAATGATAGGCGATGCTAGCGGAAAAGAAGGAGACTTCTCGGACTCCGACAAACAGTGTGCGGAGAAATTCGGAATTGAGTACATTGATGTAGAAGACTTCTTGAAAATATGAAAACAATAAAAAAGAGAGGCAATCACTTACCTCTCTTTAACGTCTAATCAAAACTTAGCCCAATCTTCTATATCAATGTCCTTATCCCAGAAATCTTCTATTCTTGCATAAAGGGCATCAACATTAGCACAATGCAAGGAGCTGAGTTTCTTCTTGAATACTTCCATATCCACATCATACTTCTTATCGAGTGAATCATAAATCACTGAATCTTCACAATGAGCAATAAGCATTTTGACGTTATATCTTATCGAATCATTGATGATTGTTCCGTTGAACGAATCCGCAAGGAACATCCATTCGTTTACTGAGAATATACCACGAAGCTCTGTCGTAGATATTAATCTTATACTCTGCAAGGTATTTACAGTATCAATGACAGCTTGATTGATGGACTTGCCATCCTTAGTGAGCCAATCCGCAATTTCCTGCGGAAGGCGAATTGTTGCATTCTTAGTTTCTTTCATATCTAATAATTTTTCTATGTTATTGAGGTGTTTTATTTTTCCTCTTCCTTTGCTAATTTAATAATTTCTCTGCGTGTATGGTACTTAGTTTCTCCGTTAAGGAATACAAAGTAAAATTCATTCTTATTGCCTTCCATTCTACCATAATCGCTTAGGTATGCTTGATTTCGCAATCTGTCAAAGTATAATCCGCAAAACGAAATGTTTCCGCCCCGCAAAACGAAATGTTCAAAAAGCAAAACGAAATGTCTTCGTTTTAGACACCCTCCCAAACCATATAAAAAAAATAGCGTTAGAACGGCTTTCTTGCCAAATTCTAACGCTATTTCTATATCTACTACCGTTATTATCCTATCACAACTTCAAGGTTCTCCATATCGGCGAACTTCAAGCCGCAATCCTTAGCAGCCTTGAACAACTCTTTCTCGTCAACTGCCTCGATGGCTACCTCTACCTCCTTGTCGGCAAGCTCCTTGAAGTACTTCTCGGTCTTCTGCTTCTGATTAAAGAAGTACTCATTAACCTCCGCAAACTTGGCGGAATCGTCCTTGGTGTATTCGTAGCCCTCATCGGCGTGCTTCTGCTCTAGCTGCTGGCACTCCTGGAGCTTGCGCTGCATCTCCTCGAACTTATCATCCTTCAGGCTCTCCTGCGCTTCCTCCACATCCTTGTCGTAGGTATCGGCTACGTGGCGCAGAGCCTTCATATTCTTCCAAACTCGCATGGCGGCATCATCACTCATTGATGATGTCTTCAATGCCTTCAATGTTCTGTAGGCTGCAACAGCCTCGATTGTCTTAATCTTTTTCATAATTGTTTCTTTATTTTTATGTTATACAATATTCTTCTCCAGATTGCCATAGCAGAATACCTTTCCTATTAACAGTGCAAAGTTAAGAAAATAATTCCGAATAGCAATGCAGGAGGAGCAAAAATTACGAATTTAAAAATCAGCTTCCCCACGTTGGGTAATCACTAGGTCGCAACGTGTCTGCTTTCTCGGTGAGAACGTAAACCACAAATACATTTCTAGCACATTTATTATATTAAGAACGTCTATGTTTTAATGCATAATATAACTACCTCCTGGAGGAACTTGTTTCCATCCACCATCTATATTAATTTCAAAAGATAATTGACACATTTGTCCATAATAACCTCCTTCATAAACATTATCAAATCTTATATATACTTCAATATAATCTGTTCTATCACCTTCAGGAATAGTTACAGAACCTGTATTTTGACCAGAGCTATTAGATACATAACCTCTTCCGTATGTTGTCTTATTACTAGTAGGCATACGAAAGGTCTGATTATTACCATAAGTACAAACACTTCTAAACATACCATCAGTAACTGTTAATGCAGCATCAGGAAGTTTATATATTTTAGCTTTACAAATACAAGTAGCACCAACTAATTCTCTCAACGATGAGAAATCAACAAAACCACTAGAACCACTTTTAATACTTTCCATATTAATTTGTCTAGGATAATATTTAAAACTAATAGCACCCGGAGGAGATATAAAAATTATTTTTGTATTATCATATAAAGTTGCATTACGAGTATATGCTAAAAAAGGTACAATAGTAACATCTTTATCATTACCTACATCAAAAGTTATTTCTCTACTTGCATATATAAAATTTGTTGGTTTTTCGCAATTACCAACATAATAATTTTTATAAATCTTATCAGTATTATTATATGGTGAATCATAACAAATTTGTATCCAAAAAGACCAAGCTAAATACAAATCGGTAATTATATCTTCCATAGTAACATTTGTATTATCATACACATTTGTATTCTTATATAGAACACAATTAAATTTAGGAGTTGAAGAATGATAAATTTCAACATTAAATAACGTAGGAATAGAAGATTTGAACATATTACTTATTGCTTTACTATTATAGTTTCTAAAATCACCTAATCTATAAGGAGAATTAGCACCACCTTTTGGAAAATGTTTTCCTGAAGCATATACAGTATGCGAATTAGCACTTGCATCTTTATCAATACCTCTAACTCCATATACATTATCAATATAAAGATTTTTACATGCTTCAATAGCAAAACCTTCTCCTCCATAATTATTACGTAAGTTCATATAAGTATCCATAGGTATATTCATACCACAACGAACAACACAAGTATATTTATTATATGAAGATGTTACTATTTCATCAGAGTCTTCTCTAATAGGATATTCTTTAAATTCACCTTTACAATTAATAGGTTTATACTTACTCCATATATTTATATTTTCACTCTTACAAAGAGTAGCAAGGTCATTGCTACTCTCTCCAAGAGCTTGTTTAACATCATCAATGCTAACAGGAGCACTAATAATTCCAGTTTCACTATTGTAAGACATAATCTTTATTTTTTAAATATTCAACTTCAGTTCCTTATTCTGTTACAACTTCTTTAGTAACAACTCGCTCTACTGTTACATTGAACACTAGGCAAGGCAGCTCTATAAGAGCCACCCTGCGTTAATACTTACTCTGCTGCTTCGCTTGCCATATTAGCAGCGATAGCGGAATTAACCTCCTTAATCAATGCTGATACCTCACTGAGCTTGCTCTGCGGAACACCGCTGATGTTATAGGTCAGCTCGCTGCCGTTGGAGCTTGCGTTCGCATTGCCGAGATAATTACCATTCGGGTCACCATAGATACTCATATTGATGCTCTCGATGTTGCCACCCGTCTTGTCAACATTGTAGGTGATTTCTACTCGATAGCCGCCCTTGGTATAAGTGGCGGTTGTCTGTTCACTCTTCTTGTTAATCTTTAAATTCTCCATTTTCTAATCTAATTTAATGAATTAATATTCTTGTTATCTAATCTCTTCTTGTTGCAGTCTTCCTTATCTCCACTCAATCGCTGAACCTCGGATTCGAGGAAGACCACTCGAGCCTTCAACCTACTCACCTCATCGCCTACCTGCTCGATAGCACCGAACGCCGTTGCAATCAGCTTCGGAGACCAATAGTTGATTTTGTAGTAGCCATTCTCGTCTGTCTCCACGATGTCCTTTAAGTGAGGGTTGCACAAGACGTGCTGAGCAATCCAGCCGATAGACCTTGTATTGTCCTTTTTCCAAGCAAAGCCGAACGTGCCACCCATTGCCTTGATGATGCCAAAGTAGTCCAGCTTGCGCAAATCCTGCTTCAAGCGGATGTCTGAGGATGAGTAGGCTGTGATGCCACCAGGGGCAAGAAAGTTACCGCTTCTAGAAAACCTGAAAAAATTATCCGGAGCATTACCATCCCAAGACATTCCTATGTATAAACCGCAATCCGAATTTTGTTGATGATAAGCACCTACAGATATTGTATTACCATATCCATAATTGTTTACTACATCTTGACCTCCAAACCAAGGAATATAATAATAATTAGTAGCTAAATCATGACCAATACTACCAAACCACATCATACCTTCATCATATTTTCCAGTAGCAGAAATGCTAGGTGTAAAATTCAATCTTCCTGTCATTGTACCACCAGCCAACTTTAAAAATGAAGTATGATGATAACCGTCAACAGTATCAGCATTACCAGCAGATGATGCGTAAGAACAACTTCCACTAGATGTAATATAGCCGCTATCGTTAGCGAACTGACTAACTTTTGTAGGTCTTGAACTTACATTACTCCAAGCTACAGAATTAGCACTTCCTGCACTATTAGCGTAATTAACAGATAAACTAGATATTGTTTTATGACCGCCACCAGCTAATAATACATAATTATCAGAAGCAACTCCACCTATAACAAATCCACTAGCTTTTATTGGTAAATAACCATCATTTTTTGGATTGAACCAAGTTAAACTTGTATCTGACTCCATTCTCAGATTACCCCAACATGTATTCAATATATGAAATCCTATTCCAGGAGTAGAATTTATACCATTATATTTATTGGTATTGAGAAATAATCTCATTGTATTTGGCTCAGTCATACCTGTAGATGGAGTATCAAGTTGTAAAACTCCACTCATTTTTCCACCACTTAATGGTAAGTAATTTGCAAGTTGACTTTTATCAGCTTTTCCGCTAATATCTTGATGTGTTTTAATATAACCAACATCATTTGTAAAATGACTAATATTGTCTCCGTCATAAATAATAGTTTTCCAAGAACTCCAATAACCATGACCACCGACATCTGTAGGATTTCCTCCTCTGGTATATAGTCTTCCATCTAAAGCACCATAAATTTGCGTAATAGTATCACCACCAGCAAAAATTGTAAGTAATTGTCCATATCCAGGAAGAGTTTTAAGACCACTTGCACGATAAAATCCTGTTGTTGTTATTGAATCTAAATTTACATTATCTTTAAGTACACTACCTTTTGTAACATAGTTATTTAAACTTTGATGACTAGTCAGGAACGTTGCACCTTTGGTAAATGTAACAGTTTTACCACTCTTTGTAACACTTGTAATAGCATTACCAGTGCCACTTGTGGTAATATTATTTACATAACCATCAAGGCTTTGGTGGCTGGTGAGGAACGT